CTGCAGGACCAGGCAAAGTGGGGCTGGCGGCCGGTGGAAGTGATAACGGCGGTGACAAGATTCATGGCAGCAAGGACGGCTTTTTGGCGGATGATGTTGCGGTCGTGATCCTGAAAAAGATAGCGGCGAACGAAAACATTTTGGATCTCCGAATTGGCCACGGCGATATAGACAGTGCCGGCAGGCTGAGATTCCGCATGAGGACCTGCAATGCCGGTGATGCCAACGCCAAGCTCTGCGCCAGATTTTTGAGCTGCGCCGATTGCCATTTGGGCGGCGATAGGACCGGAATAAACAGTGTAATTCTTGATGGTGTCCGGCTTGACAGAGACAAGGTTCATTTTGGCAGCGGCAGAGTAAGTGACAAAGCCGTACTCCATAACGCTGGATGCGCCGGGGATACTGGCAAGAGAGGAAGAGAAGAGGCCGGCGGTGCAGCTTTCGGCAGCAGAGATGTGAAGAGATTTGGATTTGAGCAGCTCAACAAGCTGTTGGGAGGACTGAGGGATAGAATTCATGATAAAACTCCTTTGAATGGGAGGATGTACGCCAGGGTTTTGCAACCCTGGTTTTTATTTTTTTTTAATAGGATAGAACGAAGAACAGCCAGGTAAAAAAGATTTGACCGGTATGAAGGAGCTGGTCGGTGGTAAGAGAGATAGAACCTTCGTTTGCTTTTTGGTGGTCAATAATAGCATGAAAACCGGTATTGGTAAGAATGGAGGAACAGAAATAGGCAATTGCATGGGGATTATAAGGAACGAACAGAGAGTAAACCAGAAGCGGAATTATGATGCAAGTTGACCACATGAAGGAATGCTCGATGAGAGCGGTGATGTAATCAACAGGATAGTGTTCCTGAACGAACACCTTAGAATACTTGAGGTCCCACCATAAGCGCTGCTTGAGATCGGCGAGGATGCCCTGGAGATTGTAATCGGCAATGAGGTGGGAGAAGAACATAAGGAGGAGGAGAAGAAATTTGATGAGCATAATCATTCACCTGCCTTGATCTTACATGGTATAGAGTTTGACAGCGATATCAAGAACCATAAGGACAAAACAGATGCCGATAAAGATCATTGTACCTTTACCATTATTCTTTTTCATTTTTGTGCTCCTTTCGATTTTTCATGGCTTCCTGAGCCTGAGCGTAAGTGAGGGTTTTGCCTTCGTGGCCGGGGAGAGGTTGAGATTCCCAGGTACCGGGAACGTGGTATTGTTTAAGAGAACGACGGTTGAGTTGCTCGATAGAATAGCCGGAAACATTGGCAGCGTATTCATGATTGACCTGGATGCCCATATCTTCACAGTCGTGGCAAATCATAATATAGATTGCTTCAGACCAGGAACAGTGGCGTTCTTGCTGGACCTGGAAAGCGTATTCGCCACGCAGGTTGTGGCCATTTTCAGCAATGGCAAGCCAGGAATCTTGGACCTCCTGTTGTTTGCGGGCACACATGGGAAGACCTTCGTTGGGGTCGGATTCAGGGAGAACTTTAAGGGCGACTTTGGCAATACCATATGAGAAGGCATATACAGCGGCGAACATAAGAGCTGCGATAACAATAGCCGCGAGAAGACAAAGAATTGGCATATTGTCACCTCCTTAGATTTTGAAAATTGAAATTATTTGGAACGAAGACGGCAGCGCATGACCTGGATGGACTGGACGCTGCGCTGAAGACGGGCGGAAAGCTGACGGTCGGGGATGGAGTGGGCGAGAATAAGATTCATTTCCTCGGTAGTCCATTCACGTTTGGGGTAGCCGGCTGTTTGCCGGTAGTTGTTGCGGCGATAATAATTGCGGGCAAGAGGATCAAGACGGGAAGACATGAGGGGAGTGGGTCAGCTCCTTGTTGGATTTATTGGGTGAAATCATGGGCGGACTGGGCAAGGGGCAGGCAGTGGGTACGCAAAATCTGCCAGAGTTTGCAATCCGGCTTTGTGCGGGAGAGGAGTTGCAGGGCGCGGTCCCTGGACATATCGCGGTGGGCAAGAGTGCAGGCTTGAGCCAGAAAGTTGCGATGGGATTCATTGTTGGTGAAAAGAAGCTCGGTACCGGGGTGAGTTTCCGTTAAGTAGAAGTAGGGGCCGGTAACTTGCAGGCGGATGCCAGCGGACGGAGAACAGTAGAGATTGAGGGGAGAATCATCCTTTGCCGAGGTGTAGCCTTCGCCAAAATAAGAGAGCCAACGGTGGACGTTGGAACCCCAGGGGCAGACGGTGGGTGGCGGCATGAAATCATTGCCTTCCCAAACTTTTGGGGTAAAAGTTTCATCATAAGGGTAAGGACAATCCTGTTCTGAGGTGAGAGGCGGGGTGTAGATTAGAGGCGGATAGGCGGGCTGGACGGTACAGACAGCTTCCAGCGGAACGGAAGCACCTTGGGGCAAAGGAGTGAAATCACAGGCTTCGGTTGGATAGGAATAGCCGGACGAAGAATGAATGTTTTTGGTTTTGACCTGGCGGTAGACGGTGCGGAGCTTACCATCCTGATAGAGGTTGCCGAAGATAAAATCGTTCTGGCTGACAAAGTAAAGAGTGCTGCGATCGCCATTGAAACAGAAAACAGCGGCGGCAGTTTGGTCGGCCAGGTTGGGACGGGGGATATCCGGGGCGGCGTGATCAAAATAATCCTGGAAGCTTGTCCAGTTTTTGAAGTAGAACGGGTAGTTGGGATTGGGAGCAAAATCAGAACAGATGCCCTGATAGGAACCGTAGTGAGGATGAGCGCAATCCGAAACAAGATTGACAGTGATGTTATTGGCACGCTTACATTTGATGCCATGATAAGCGCAGTGACGGCAGTGAAGCTCTTCATCGTAAAGAGGATTTGTGGCGGACATGGGACAACCCCCTTAGACGGCGTAGTGGATATCGCGGGAGCGGACGCGGCGGAAAGTGAGAGCGGCGGGAGTGGTGGATTTGATCTGGGTGATGGCATCATAGCAAGCTTTTTCATCCGGATCAGAGAGTTCATCATCGGAGATGTTGCGGTATCTGAATGTGAGGTCCTTGCCTTCAACAAAGGGAGTGCCGGAGGTTTTATCGAACTGAACGGAATCATTGTTGTAGGTGACTTTGAAGATGAAATTGTCATTTTTGTTATAGAAGCGAACGTATTCTTCCGAGGAGGGGTCGAAGAGATCACAGCTGACATTGCTGGCAGTATAGACAACACCGTTTGCGAATTTCATGGTGATGTTATAGCACTCAGCATTGAGGTTGATGATGTTCAGATCCTTGATGGCTTCCGTGAAAGGCAGACCGGTGTTGAGTTCAAAGGCGATGGAACGCAGGCAGTCATAATTGAGGTCAACGCGACCGGCAAAACCGATGACGGCATCGATCTGGTCATAATATTCCGGCTTGAGCTTATCCTGCATGTAGGTGCGGATTTCATCGGCGGTGGGGTAATCGAAGCGGAAATGGTAGTGGAAGCGGCCGGGACGGTTGACAAGGAAATCATTGAGACCTTTGAGATCATTGCAGGTGACAACGAAGAGGCGCTTGCCGTTGGAGGTGCCATCGAACAGGGAGAGCATGGTGGACTGAGGATCGGTTTTATCATCATCGGAGGGGTGAGCGAAGGTTTTATCGAATTCATCAAAGAGGATCATGACTTCCTGGTCGATGGATTCGAGGTAGGAGGCGATGCCGGGGATGGCTTCATCGACAATGAGGACGGGCAAGCCGGCAGAGATGGCGCGGGTGGAGAGCAAGCGAGCGAACATGGACTTGCCGATACCTTTTGCGCCGCTGAGGATGACGCCAAGAGAACGCGTGAAAGCGTTGTAGGACGCGATGACTTTTTCGACCTTGGATTCATGCGGGCCATAGACAGTTTCGTTGACCTGCATATTGGGGCGGGATTCCAGATAGAAGCCGCTGAGCTTGGAGAAGCGGACGCAGTAGGTGGCGGCGGGCAGGGAATCAAAGGTGCGAAGGGAATCATCGTAGATCTGGTACTTGATGCCGGTGTTGACGATTTTCATAAATATGTAACTCCTTTTAATTTTAATTTTGTTATAGAACAATGTTAAAAGTAAAACAAGGTGGTGGAAAATATTACAAAAATGGGAAATGGTATGGTTATCAGTACGGGGCTTCGAGATTGCGGGGGTTATAAGGGGTGTAAGTGATTTCGATTTTGCCGGGGCAGGTACAGGTTTTGCCATTGACAAAATACTGACGCCAGTAGTCATCGTCACATTCGCCTTTGGAGGTAATACGGAAGGTGAGGGAAGGGAAGGAGCGGGAGAGGGCGATCATATCGTTGGCGACATCGAACGGACATTCGTTTTCGGGGTCGAAGGTGAGGATATCGTTCTCGTCATCATAAAAATAGGCGGAAGGATCGAAGGGTCTGAGGCAAGGGGAGGCATCGGCGTAAAGGGTTTGGAGTTCATGCTGGATGGCACAGCGGGTTTGCTCCGGGATAAAAGCGGGGGTGTCATCGCGGAAGACATCGAGAGTGTAGCAGGTAAAGTAGGACATGAAATCATCTCCTTAATTTAAGATGCAGTGACGGAATCGGTGAGGGATTTAAACATTGTTTTGGGAAGGCCGGGGGTAGATTCCTGGCGGGAAATCCACTGGCGCTGGTAGGAGACAGCACGGGGATAATCAGCAGCAGGGGAAACAAGTTTTGGGGTTTCGATGTTTTCAAAGACACATTCCGCGATGATCTGCAGGATTTCCGGCAAGGTGGTATCAGAACCATAGGCGGAGATAAGACCGCGCAGAGAACAGTAATAAGGCTCAACGGCTTGTTCCAGCTGGCGGATGGTGTAGGCGGAGAGGTCGATCGTTTCGGCGGCAACGGCATAATAATTGCGGTTGGGAGAAGCCGATTTGGAGTGAAAAGGAACGATGTCAGTGAACTGGTATGTAGTGGGAGAGAGCGCACGGCAGTACTGGCGGGTGTCCGGGTCAGTTTGGAAAAATTGTTTCATTGGGGCGGTCCTTTCAGGGGGTGGTGAGAGGCTGGATGAGGGAATCAAAAGAGATGGAGGAAATGGGGATGGACTGCGGGATAGGAATGGACTGCATGGAGGGAGAATAACTGGCAAGAGCACAGATAGGGAAGATATAATAGAAACCGTAAAAAGAATACATTCGTCTATCAGATGTATTGTAAACCTTTTTCACAATGTAAGAGTGGCCGCAGAATTGTTTCATACCTTGCAAAATGGTGATATACGGAGTTTTAATTCCACCACTTTCATTCAAACCGTATTCTTCTGCCATGTCATCCCATGTACGGATGGTGACGGTATCACCGGGCCGAGGGTTAAAATTCATTAAGAAGCTCCTTTCAGAAGATCATCAAAGGTGAGAGTGGATTCAAAGACGGGTAACACAAGAGAACAGACAGGAAAATCATAGTTTACATCCGCAAAAGAGCACCAGGAGCCAGCAGCGGTAGTGGTTACACGTTCAACAGTATAGAAATGACCGCAATATTGTTTCATACTTTGAAAGATGGCGATAGGAAGCGTTGGGATATCCCCATAGGAATCAGTGCCAAACTCTTTTACCATATCATCCCAGGGGCGGATCATAACAAAATCACCGACTTGAGGAAAATACGAACTCATTATGTGGCTCCTTTCAGAAGATCATCGAAGGAAATGGTAGAAGCAGGAGCAGGTGAGGTAAAAACGAACATGTCTTCAGTAAAAGGGAAATAGCAGCAGTCCAACATATAGATCCAATATTTATCGTTAATGGATGGCCAGACATGTTTGACTTTGAAAGAGCGACCGCAATACTGTTTCATACTATCGCTAAAGATTATATAAGGGGTTTTAATTCCTAATTCACCGCTGAAGCTGCCATATTGAGAGAGCATATCGTCCCAGGCGCGGGTTGTGACCGTATCGCCAGGCTGAAATCTGTGAGGGTAAGACGGCATAGGTTAAGCACCACCTTGAAGTAAATCATCAAAGGAAACGGAAGAGGGAAGAGTAGGCACGGGGGAGGATTCAATAAGAGATTGGTAGGCGGCATAAATTTTTGAAGCGTAATACAGTTTGCCGTCCTGAGTTGTGAACTCAAAGAAATTTTTATTGCAAACACCTGTGGTAGTGACGATTTGAGGGGAATCAAAATCACCGCGGGAAACGGCGGTAACGTCAGAAACAGGAATGAAACCGAAACGAACCCAATTTGATAAATTCATATAGCAAGCGATGGATCGTTTGCGTAGATCAGAGCTTTGGCAAAAATCATCATAGAGAGCTTTACATTGAGCGAAGGAGGGGAAAAGAATTTTTTGGTTAGGAAGAATGGTGGGGTAAAAAAGATCGGTTGTTTCGGGGATCAAAAGAAGTCACCACCTTGGAGAAGAGAATCAAAAGAGAGAGAAGAGGGCGGAACGGATTGGAGTTTGGATTGTTCAAACATAGGGGAAGAAAAAACCACGGAAGTACCGTCGAAAAAATAAGAATCAAATTTTGGAGATGGATAGCGGTTTACATGAACAATGGGAAGTGTTTGTCCGCAATATTTTTTCATATACATCGTGAAAGTTTTTGGGACTTTGATTCCACCATATTCATCCAAACCAAATTCAGCGGCCATATCATCCCACTGACGGATGGTAACTTCATCTCCGACGTTGTAGGTAGGGTAATCGGTAGGGCTAAGAGGTTTCATTGAGGGAGTTCACCTCCGGTGAGGAGTTGGTCAAAAGAGATGGCGGGAGGAATGACGGAAGAGGATTCGTTAAGAGGGGCGAGCATGGCGGGTGAGAGGAGCCAGCGGCGGAATCCAATTGTAGAGGGGGTGCCACGAAAGAGAGAGAGAATAGGATCATCAAACTGGAAGATATCGGAAGAAAGATAACGTTTATCTCTGTCAAAATAGGAAGGTTCGTTTACGATGGTGAGAGTGGCACCGCAAAGGTATCTCATTTCGCTATTAAAGAATGAGTTTTCCGGCAAGTAAATACCATAGGCACTATCATGATGGCTGATGGAATTGAGTTCATCCCAGGAGAGGATGCGGACGCGCTGGCCGAGGTAGAGGTCTTGGAAGGTCATAGAAAATCACCTCATTGATTGGACTGGGGTTTGGGTGCCCAGGAATGGAGCTGGCCATCCAGGATTTGCATTTCCTTGGCGATGGAAGCGATAACGAAATCAAGAGAGATGGGCTGACCGGTAGTCTGGCGGCCCCAGTAGGACTTGCCCCAGCAATCAAGAACGACTTCACCGCGGGCTTTGAGCTTTTCACCGAACCAATCAGAGACTGCCCACCATTCAAAGATTTCGGGCGGGGTGGTGTCGAGGTCGTCGTATTCATCGTCGCTGTAGACAGCACCGCAACACTGGCAGACATGAACAGTTTCGGACTCGCAGCAGGCACGGGCTTGGGCGAGAGTAGGGTAGGTGAGGCCGCAGACGGGGCAGATATAGGGGTCAACAGGTTCCGGGACGTCAGGATCATAATTCGGGTTTTGAAATTTGGAATCATCGAGGTCCGGGACATCAACTTCATCAAAGTAGCTGGAATTACCGCACTCGGAGCAGGTTTGGAAGGAAGCATCACAGATAGCGGATTCGTAATCGGATTCATCGAAAGGAGGATCTTCCGGGATGCTGGCGTCATAAGCGAGGGCGGAGAGGATAAAATCCATTTCCTGGTTCATATTGCAGAAGACTTCGCGGTTGATGAGCTGGTCGAGAATTTTTTGGTTGGGGGTGGAATCGGAAGAATATTCTTTATCATTAACGGTGTAGAACATGGGATCAACTTCCTTTTTGTATGTAGGGGGTTCAGGATTCAAAATCGGGGTGGTCGAGGGCGGTGGCGTTGGAAAAGAAGACATCAACCATATCCTGATCGGATTCGATGTTATAGCAGCCGCCGCAGGAACCGTTTACTTCCCACTCATTGGAATCGGGGTTATATTGATAGAGGGTGAGAACTTTTGCTTCGCCGTTGAGGTACTGCTGATAGAGTTCAAGCTCACTCTTGATTACGTTCTCAGCATGAGAGCGCCAGTCCGGGGTGGAGTAGCCGAGGTCGGCCACGTCCTGGCGGGTGTAGACGGCGAAACCGCAGCAGCCGGAATCAAAATCATCATGGAATGGCGTGGTGGAGAGGGCGATGGCGGAGTGAACGTAGGCATAGATGGGAAGCTTGACATATTCAGGTTCAATGCCGGCTTTGACATCAGGGACAAAAGCACAGACAGGTTTATCACCGGAGAAATAACGGTTGGGGGCGATATAGAATGTGGAGTAGCAATCCCAATCCGTGCGGGGGTTGGGAGGGAAGAGGTCGGGTTCTTCGGAGATGAAATAAAGATCATTGCCGGATTTGGCGTAGGTGCCGGTGAGGGTTTGTTTGGTTTGAACGGGGATGGTGAGGGTGGACATATTTCAAGCCTCCTTCTTGGATGCGGATTCAACTTCCGGCTTGGATGCGGCGTTAATATAAGTGTTGACGGCGGCATTGAAGCGATCAAACAGGACACCGCTGTACATGACAAGGGTTTTGAGCTGCTGGGCGGTACGGTTATAGCGGTTGCGGAACTGGATGTGAGCTTCGTTCCAATCGGTGTTCATGATTTTATAGACGTTGCGGTAGGTGACGGAGAAGTTGCAGGAGGTATCATAATAGATAGCAGCGGCCTTAGCAATTGCAGCATTGATGGCGGCAGCACGTTCATCCAAAAGGGACTGAGAAGGGGCGGGATGGGGCTGCTTTGCGGATTCATCCGGCAGGGGGGCGGGAACGGGCTGTTCATCCAGAACGGAAGTGGCCGGAGATTTGATGATGCAGGGTTCGGTTTTAATGAGGCCGAGTTCCCGCTGGACACCGAGGGGAAGCTGAGAGTTGGGGTTGGAATCGTTTTTGCGAACGTGCTTGATGATGGCATCGTTATAGAGATCGTTCAAAATAGAATCGAAAATTTCGCAGTAGGTAGTGGAGGATTCGATAATTTGGATGGTGGAGAGATAAGAAGCATCGGGGTGGGACTTGCGGTAGTTGATGCGCTCCTGCTCCTGGACAAAGCCGTAATCGCGTTTCATTTTGGCGTAGATCTGGCTGAGGATATCGCGGCGGGAGGAGTAAAGCTCCGGGGCGTTGCGGATGATTTTATCCATGGTCTGGTAGACTTCATCACGCCAGGTGACGGGGGCGGATACAGGTTTGGAGGTTACAGCAACAGAGACATTTGACTTTTGCGGGGCAGGTGCCGGGGTGGATTCGTTTTTGGGGCTGGGGACAGGTTCATCATGGACGGCATAATCCTTGGGGGTGACGGTGACGGGTTGCGGGGCGATGGCAGCCGCGGGCTGTGCAGCACCGGCAAAGTGGTTGGCGAGGGCAGCGAGGGTGGAGGTCATTGTAACCATGCAGCGGGTGGTTTCGGCCTGGGTTTTGAGGGTGGAATCAACGAGAGCCTGGATGGTTTGCATGGCGACGGCAGAGGTCTGGTCCGGGGTGGCGAGGACGCTGCGGCCATGGTAAAGGGATTCCATAACGTCCCATACGAAGTCCATGAATTTATCCGCGTTGGGCTGGCGGGAGAAACGGCAGATTTCCATAACACCGCGGAGGGTGTAGACACGGGTATTTCGATTTACCCATCTATTTCCTTCAACACCCCCCAAAGTGAGGGTTGTTGAAAGTGGATCAAGACGGTCTTTATTTCGATCATGAATTTGCTGAATAGCATCATCAGCTTTTACATAGCCTAGTGCTTCACCAATTTGACGCCTTGTCATATAAAATTCGTTTTCAATGGCATCATCTTTATAGAAGTTGCAGGTGAGGGAGCCAAAAGGCTTTTGGGTAACGAGGGTAAGATTTTGAGTCATTTTGAAAGTTCCTTTCTGTGATATGGGATAAATAGATATTGGATATTTGTTATGCTTTGACGGTGTTTTTGCGGGTGAGTTCGAGGACGGTGCAGAACGGGGCGAACCAGCCGCCGCCCGAATAGAAGGCGTGCGGGGTGGAGGGCTGACATTCATAGCAGACAGTACCGTTGATGATAGCGAGGGTGTAGGTAAGTTTGGTCATAATGGTTGATCCTTTCTGATGGTAAAAATAGATTCAAAATAAAACAGGGAACAAGCTGGTGGGAAACTGCTTTCTTGGGCGGATCGATGAAAGGATTTGTGAATGACATGGTGTCGCTGTTTTTGGTTGTTGACGGATCTTTTTGTGTCTTCTCGAATTCGTGTGGATCTGGCCAGTCTGCAGCTGGCGGCCGGCCATCCCTGAGGGGGAGGCGGTAACAAATTCGAACTCTTGGATATAACCGAAGAGTGAAAGCATGAACTGAAAATAAGATCAGCAAATGATTCTATACCTTGTTAGGCTGTTTTATTTTTGAGGTTGATCGTTGGGATACGGCGGGGTGTGGTTGGCAAAATCGGCCATGGAAGCGCCGTGGTATTTATGCTTGGGGACTTGCCAGTTGAGCGGTAGCTCCTTTCAATAAATCATCAAAGGAGAGAGTGGAGGAGACAACTGTGGGATAAGATTGTTCAAACATGAGGGAAGTAAAAACCATTGTGCTACCGCCGAAATAGTAACAATCAGAATTCGGAGATAGATAGTGGTTTTTACGGACAATGGTGAGTGTCTTCCCGCAATATTTTCTCATAGGCTCTGTGAAATAAGCTTTTGGGACTTTAATGTCACCAAATACGTTCAAACCAAATTCAGCGGCCATATCATCCCACTGGCGAATGGTAACTCTATCTCCGACGTTGTAGGTAGGATAGTGATTGAGGTTAAAGACAGCATCCATAGTTATTGGACTCCTTGAAGTAAATCATTGAAGGTAATAGTGGGTTCATGGGGGAGGGTTGCGGGGAGGAGCATGGCGGAGGTGAAAAACCAACCGCGAGGAGAATCACCATCATTAAGGTCTACATAAACATCCGGTGAATAATTGAGAAAATAAATGGGTTCATCAGGAAGATCTTTATCATGAACGATTTTGACAACAATAAACTCTTTGCCACAGTAAGGTTTCATGTCAAGAATAAAAGAAAGTTTATTGGGATGAACAGTGATATCACCGTAAGGATTGGAGCCGAATTCTTCCATCATATCATCCCAGGTGCGGACGATGACGCGATCACCGACGTGGTAGGTGGGGTAGGGGGCTGGCATTCAAATGCCTCCTTTCAGGAAATCGTCAAAGGAAACAGAGAAAACGGGAACCGAGGTGACATAGGGGTGAAATTCATTGGGGGAGAAAAGAGCGGAGTTCCAAGAGAATTTGGCAGCGGCGGAGGGATCGACAGCGGTGGAGAGATCGTAGGGTTTTAAGAAGTAAAAGCCAGAAGCGTCAAGTTTACGAGCAATTTGCATGATGCCGCCACAAAGAGAACGGCGTTTAGGGGGTATAAAATCTGCGTTACCATTAGGAAGGGGATCGAGAAACAGCGCACAGCCAGCATCATTTTTGGGAAGAGCGTCAAACTCTGCGGCAGAAATGATTTGAACGAGGGTGCCAATGGGGTAGGTGGGAAAATTCATTGCGCAACTCCTTTCAACAAATCATCGAAGGACATGGAAGGAACCGGGGGCGGAGAAACGACACGAGGGTGAAATTCAGCGGCGGAGAAAAACCAGTCATTCCAGTTAAAAACGGTTCTATCTTCAGCGAAGAGAGGGGTGAGATCGTATAGGTTCCTTTCATCGCCTTTGGAAATGCGGGTAATAACAGCCGGACAGCCGCAAACAGGAAGTTTATCTCTGTGAAAAGAATCGTTTGCGCCGTAAAGAGAAGGAATAAGAATAAAATTGCCGCAATCATCCGTAGGATGGGAACGAACTTCTTCTTCGGAGATGATTTGGACAACATCGCCAACTTCATAGGTAGGATTCATGGTAGGCTTCCTTTCTGTGATGAGGTTAGAGGTTTGCGATAAGAGAATCAAAGCTGAGATCCGGAGCGGGGACGGTGCGGGAGATCATGCTGGGCGGGATGATGTGGTAGGAATCGCTGTGAGGAAAGTAGAGGCGGAGAAGGCCGGATTTGCCGAGGATGGCAACGATCTTGCCCTGCTTGCCGAGGATAGGCTCATAGGGGAGAGAATCGGTGAGGGTGAAAGTGGTGCCGTAATCATACTGAAGGGAGCAGAGCATTTCTGGAGCGGAGACGATCTCGACCCAGGTGCCAGGTTCATAGCCGGGGAGGAAAGGGGTCATGAGGAATCACCTGCCTTGAGAAATAAGTTCATCAAAAGAGATGGAAGGAGTGGGGAGAGGAGCGGGGGTGACGGCTTCGGGGGTATCGTCATAAGTAAGAGCGGAATGGGTGGCGACAAATGTTTTGTAATTCATACTGGGGACAATAACGGTGACATAAACGCCATTATCAGATTGGACAAAGCCGTGGAGGGTACGACGGGCTGTGCCATGTAGCGTTAAGATTCCAAAATAGACGGGAGTGCCGGGTTGAATGTAATAAGGGTCCATAAGAATCACCTGTATGAGTTAGAGGACGGAAATAATTTCATCAAAAGAAACGGTTGGTGAAGGTACGGTGTTGGGGGACTTATAAGTGAAAGGATCGTTGGGGTCCTGGATTTCGGTGATGTATCCATGAGGGACGTGGAAGGTGCGGGAATCATCGGTCCAGACGATGACGCAGTTGCCGATATCTTCTTGGACGGTGCCGGAGAGATAGATGATTTGAAATTTAGTTTTCAGGGGGTTGTGATCCGGGCTGATAACTGGTCCTACGGTAAAGAATTTGACCCGTGAGCCGGGGGAGATGAGTTTCATAAAAATCACCTGAATTCATTGTTGTGGGCGGGTTCCGGGGTATTACCAGGCGCTCCAACCATTAGGATGGCCGGAGGCCCAGCGAAAGGAAAGTAAAACCATGACCGTGCGTTTACCAGGCGCACGAACAGGGGGCGCAACGAGCTGCTAAGAAAGAAAGAAACAACTGAAGCGCCTGGGAATGCCCCGGAACCATGGGGCGGAATGGAGAAAATAAAAATCAATTTGTGAAAGCTGATGAGAGGCAGCCACCGGAACCGGATGGTGGTGATGACTGATCTTCTGAGTTTGATTGGGGCGGCCTCCGATGTTGCTCGCTTATTTTGTTGAAGACTAGGGCATTAGACCGCCCTTTCTGATGCACTGTAAGGCGACCCATCGTGTGTCTGGGAGTACGATGACTCGATGCAGTCGCTGCTGCGACGGGAGTGTGTCCTGGCCAGGGGGTGGGACAGGGGGACAAATTCAAACCCTCGGATATAACCGGAGGGTGTTTGGCTTTGACTTGAAATAAAATCAAAACGAAACTTTACCTTTGAACAAATTGATTTTTGGATTATGCGGTTACGTTGGGTGGGGCGAGATCGGCCTTGATACAGGATTCAAGGTCGAAGCCGTATTTGGCGTTATACTTTTGGATAATGTATTTGGTGGTATCGGGCTGGACATCCTTGAACCAGGTAATGTTGCCCTGGAAGGACTGAAGGTCTTCATCCGGCCACTTTTTGCCCTTTTGTTTATCGCGGAAGTAGGTATCAATGGTTGCTTTGAAGATTTTATTTTTGCGGTAGCCGACTGTGATTTGGTTATCCTTATTGAGCATGACGCCAAGAATCCAGTTGCGGCCGGCGCGGGAGTGGAACTGGGTTTTGGTTTCATTGAGGGTGAAAGGAGCGTTCATTTGGGAAAGAAGCTGGACAATGAGGCGCTCGACAGCATGGAAATTGAAGATAACTTTGCAGGAGACGATAATATCATCGGCGTAACGGGTATAGCAGAGGCGGTCGGTGATAGGGGTTCCGTCCGGGTTATGCTTGCCGGATTCAAAATGATTGACGGCCTTGGCGAAGGTGTGGTCAAAGGGAATCATCATGATGTTGGTGATGAGCGGGGAGATGGGGGTACCCTGCGGCAGTGCTCCGTTAAGGAAGCAGAGGTCAAGGGCTTTGAGCAGCTCCGCGTGGCCGGTGGGGCTGGCGAGGATAAGGTTGAAAGGATAAATAAGTTCAAACTGGGAGAGGACAAACGCCGGCGTGGTGGAAGGGAAGAAGCCATGGAAATCAAAATGGGCGTACCACCAGGCATTGAACTTTTGGTGACGTTTGGCGGCGGAAAGGACGCTGCGATCCTCAACATAGGCGAAGGCGCAGGTGTGATGGTCGGCAAACATCCAGGACTGGAAGAGGGTTTTGAGTTCCTTGAGGGCTTTCATTAAGTCGGAGTTAGGGGCATCGATCCAGCGGAGGCCGCCGGAAGCTTTGGGGATGGAGAAATGGTTGTACAGGCTGGAACGGGGAGTGGTGAGGCGAAGGGATTCATACTGCTGGTTGAACGCCTGGAGCTGGAGGATCATTTGTTCCACCTTGGTGATGCGCATAATGCGGGGAGGAACTTTGTTACAGATAACGGTACGGGTAGCACCGTGACCGCCGGTGGAAAGGTTGGCGAGGTTGAAATCCCCGCGGAGGAGTTCTTCAAACGTCATTTCCCGGAAACGTTCCGGGCAGTTATAAGTGATGTAAACCATGTGAGTGCTCCTTATGTGAGGGTTGTGTTTGTGTTCTGATGGGAGATGGAGGCTGCCGAGCACGCCATCGTCGTCGATTCCGATGAGAATGTCCTTGAGTTGTTGAGCTTCTGTAACTGATTCTGATGGGCCTTTGTGCTAGCATTAGACACTGATCGTCGAATTTCATTGGTTGGCCTTTTTGTAATTTTCTACCAATTGGTGCTTGACAAAGAGTTCGGACGATGCGATATGTGTGCGGGAGTCACCGTCAGGTCCGCTTGCCAGGATCAGGTAGCGGGGTGGGTCGGGATAACAAATTCGTGCTCTTGGATATGACCGAAGAGCCTGAAGCGAAAAAAAGCTTACAGTATACAACACAAACGAAATTTAATGGAACGCTAAGACGACAGGGTTACAAACCGAGGAATGCGGATTCACCCTGGAGGTTGAAGGGAGCGGAGAGACCGGTGTGGATCAGCTCGCCTTTTTTGATGAAGTTTTGGAAGTTGGTGACGGTATAGCAGGCGGCAACGCGAACTGTGGGGGCAACACCGAGGGTAGTGCCGCAGGCCGAAACGGGAACCTGGGCGGTGGCTTCGGCATGGGTGAAGTTCATTGTGGCGCGAAATTCCGCGACCTGTTTGGGGTCTGACCAATCAGCGGCATAGAGCTGGGCGTCAAAGAGGGCAGTGCGGACATCAAACATGGCTTTAATGAAGGTGTTAAAGCGGTTGGCATCCACGATTTTCTGGCGGATCTCGATGTTATCCACGGCAAGAAAAACGTAACCGGAGAGGGGCTGGCCGTTCCAGCCGGAAGGTTCCAAACGGATATCATTTTTGGCCTCCGGGTTGATGGCACAGAGAATATCGCGGAGGGCTTCCACTTTGGGCTGGCCGACCTGAGGGTCGAAGAACATCTGGTTGACGATGTTTTTCTTTTCCACCGTATCAAAATCATAGAGGGTGAAGTTGGTCAGGCCATAGCGGGCAAGAAGCTCCGCGATGGTGGAGCCGACCGAACCGCAGCCAATGATGTGGATGCGGCCTTTGACATCATGCGGAGAGAAGACATCCAGGCTTTTGGCAAGATTCATAAAGCACCTCCATTGGTGTGATAATCGTAATAGGTGGGGTAGTGGTCGTAATAATTGCCGTCATCGTCCATCCAGCAGCGGGCGGCGTTATCCCAGACGACGTGGGGTACGGCACCGCCGGTGGGCTTGACGGGAGGGTGAGCTGTGGAATAGACGGGCAGAGCCTTGGTGACAAGGGACTGAGCGGTGGCGGCAAAATCGGAGAGAGTATCGGTGTAGGTAACAGAGATATCATCTTTATCGTAGATTTTGTTGGCGGCGTAGTCATACAGGCGGGCGGTGAACTCGCCGCGCTTGTTCCAGATCATGAAGAGGTAGAAATCATTGCCCTTGAGCTTATTGACAATTTTGGACTCGTTTTCGTCATCAACGCCGGAAGGGGAAGTGGACATGTTGACGTGGCTGTGGGCCTGGTAGCGGATGTTGTTGAAGGTTTCATCGGGCTGGGAGAGCAGCCAGTCGTTGTATTTATCCTGGTCGGTTTCGACGGTGACACCAGTGACCTGCTGGGGGTAGACGAGGATATCATAGATTTCATACTCGGTGGGGGAAAGCTGGCGCATGAGGCCGTGCCAGGCGACCTCGGAAGTGAAATCATCAATGAGGCGGGACTGTTTGGCCCAAGCATCGGCGGTAAAATTGATGTTGATTTTATCTTTTGCTTTGGTTTTGGCGAGCTTGACAGAGCCGGCGAGGAGCTGCTGGCGATAGAGTTCGATGGCGGCATCCAGAGCGGTCTGATCAATGTGGATAACTTGCATGATTATTCTCCTTCCTTAACGGAATCGTTTGCGGATTTAAGCTGTTCAATGGCCTGTTTGGGGGTGATGGATTCACCGGTAGCGGTAAGGATGACGGGGATATCCGTGTGATAGGCGGTGGCGAAATCATCAAAGAAATACTTGGTGGAGATGGTTTCGACGAGGTTCATGCTGCTGGCGCTCTGCTGACAGATAGCAATGGCGGCAATAAAATCTCGGCGATCCTCGGCATCCTCCAGCATGGGTTCATAGTTACCGAGACAGGAGTGATGATTGATGTGAGGGTTGGGAACAGCCTGAACAACGTTCATATTGATCGCGTCAGACATGGCTGTAACATGGCAGCTGTAATTAAGCTTATAGGTGGCAGCGAGTTTGATTTTGAAGATATGGTCAATGAACACAGCCCGGAAAAGGATGCGGACATCGTGTTCTTCTTCACCGGTAAGATCCTCATAGGGGAGGTCACTGTTGAAGATAAAGGTTTCGACATCATCCGGGTCATAGTTGGAGAGGAATGTGGTGATGGTGAGGAGAAGCGCTCCATCGTCAGTATCGACGGAAATACCTTTTTGAGTGTAGCCAATGTAAAAAATATTTGCAAGTGCGGAATGCACGGTTGCCTAGGTTGGAGAATTAGTGAGGGAAGCGAGTTCATGCCAGGCTTCGCGGTAAGTATCGGCGGACTGGATGAAGGTGGGACCGTCACGGATTTCGTAATGGCCGTGGGTGGGGATGATGATGTACATGAGGGTCAACTCCTTTTGTTTGCGAAAACTTGTAAATAACAGGGTGAGATAAAACCTGCCAGACGGGGCAGGGCGGGGAACAAATTATAATAAGGCTGGGATGCGCTGTGAGAAACGAGAAGAAAACGGGCGAGAAACTGCATGGCCACAAGGAAACACGGCCTGTAGGGGCTGTGTGGGGCGCTGAGAGGGATGCGGTTTCATGCTGGCGGGTGACTTTGTGATTTTGATTATATACAAGTTTTCGCAAATGTTCAAGCCGTAAAAATGTTGCTTGATGCGGTGAGAATGTTGCATGGCCGATGACAAAATATGTTCGTTTTTTGGCGGTACAAACCCGGTAAAGTGGTGGGTTAGTAAAAGCAAGGTTTCAAAACGGCCTAAAAATTGCATGTCAATACGACTAGGAAGGTTCAAAATCGGGCTGAAAACAGCACGTCAATAGCGTTTATATATAAAGATAAAGATAGATATATAAGAGGGCGGTGTGTCCGGCGTTTGGAATGGGAACGGGTTTTGCGCTTGTGTTACGGTTTTGCGGGACTCTGGGGCACGGGTTTGTAGGCAGCGCAGGTTTTGGTGGCGGAACAGGAAATGGTGTTCGTTTTGGTGATGGGAATGGTGGGTGCGATGGGAGGAGCGGCGAGGGTGGTGGCGGACTGAAGAGTGAGAGGTTTCGTTTCGGCTTTGGCTTCCGTCATCTTGGTAGGTTTGATTTTGCCGTCAATAACATCGTGCAGGTAGTTATAGCAGCCGATGACGAACAGAGACTTGCGAAGAGGGTCGGCGAAGAAATCATCAATGGTGTAAGGATAAGAAGCTTTTTCGTGAATGGCTTCGTTACTGTAGTTATAGCCATAAGAGTAAACGGTGGTGGGGCTGTGGCGGACATTGAATTTGCGGGTGATGTAGTTGCAGCCGAGCTTGACATAATTCATGAAGGCGGCAGAGCTGTAGTTGAGGACATCGCGGACGGGAAGAGAGACGGGGAAATCAGCAGCGGCAATAATTTCATCGTAGAGGGTGACAATGCGTTTTGCCAGACCGGTTTTGGTGGTAAGGAACCAGTCGTCCTGGGTTTTGAGCTGGCGGATGGCGGCATCAAGAGCTTTTTCGGAAGTGATTTTTCTTTCAAAGTCAGTCATGGTAGATTTCCTTTCTTGGCTTAGAGTTTAATGGGTAAAAGAAAAAAGCCTTGCGGGTGGGCAGGACTTTTATAGTGGAGTGATTTAATTAGAGGCTGAGCTGGGTCGGGTTTTCATCGGCGATTTGAAGGGCGCGATAGAGAATATTGGAGATGGCTTTATTGGTGAGAGCCATCAACTTTAAGGTCTCGGTATCGCTGGTGCAGGCAAAGGCTTCAAAGTGGGAATTGAGATAGTCAACATAAGAGCTGAGAAGAAGAGAATCGTTTTCGTCGTGGTAGGCTGTTGCGGTATCGGCAAGGATGCGGGTACGGGCAAGGGCAGAGATGACAGGGGTGTCACGGAAGTTGATAGGATTATAGCGGTCGGTCACATGATGAACGGTCCATTTTTCTTTGCCGGTACATTCAAGGATGAAAAGGCGGGCGGTACTGTACTCCAAGTCGGTATCAATATCGTTCTGGACAGCATCAATCTTATCAGGGGCAGGGTCGAGATTATAAATGCTCTGGCCGGAAAGTTTTGAAATGAGAAGCAGGCGGGGATGACCGGAGGAAAAACCTTCACGGCTGCCGTTGTTGATGTTGGAAAGATAAGCGGAGGTCATGAGAAGGTCCTCACGGGAAGCGGGGATGGGGTAAGCGAATTCATAGAGGAAAGATGTGAGCTGCTGAAAATCCATAGGATCGCGGTTGACCTGGATGACCATATAGGGTTCATTGTCGGCGCCGAATTGTGTGGCCGGAGGGGTGAAGGTGCGGAGCTGGGAGAGGGTGATGTGATGAATCATGGTTGGTCCTCCTATTCTGTTTTATCGTTTTGGATAAGGTCGATGAGCCGGGACTTAACAATATTCAAGCTGGCTGAAAGAATCTTACGCATATTGTTCAGCTCTTCAAAATTTGCGTTTTTAACAACTGCGTCATAGCATTTAGGTTCGGGCGACCACCTGAAACAGGATTCCATAAACAAAATCGCATTTTCAAAAGAATAACTAGCAGGCGGGACAGGAGTATCTGAAACCTGATAAAAATTATAAATGAATTTGTTATTTCTGCTTTTATTGTCCTCACGTTCCACAAGAAAAACACGGTTAGGGATATCTTCCAAGTGAACTTCAACGGTGACCTGACGGCTATCCCAAGAAGGAGCGATAGATAAAGAATAAGAATTCATATAGCATTTGCTAGAGATAACAAGCCAACGACTGACATTTGACTTTTTATTACGAGGCTGACTACAAATCTCGCCGATAATATAAGAGATGTCGGCGTATGTTTCAATGGTGGGGATTGTAAGTTTTTTAAGATATTCAATGATTTTATAATAAGGCTCTGCATATTTGTTAAGTTTCTTGAAAAAAATCGTTCCGTTAGGAGTTCCATTGCGATTGATAACGAGACTTGAAGGGATTTCGGTTAGGGCTTCAAGCTGTTTGACGTTAAGATAAGAGATCATACTTAACCCTCCTTACTTGAAGATTCTTTAGAAGAGAATATTTCAAAAGAACAATCGCCGTGACCACAACTGTATTTAATTTTAATACGAGGATTGCCTGTTAAAGGGTTGGACTTGTCAGCACGAATAATGCCGTAAGGGTTGCCGCAGCAGGGACAACGGAGGTCAACAAGGTTTTGGTAAAGCGGTTCAATTTTCATCCAGTTTTTGGAATGCCACAGGATAGCATCAATCAAGAAGCTGCGGTTACTTTCGGATATATATCTGGATTTTGTATTGTTAAGTTCATAAATAACGGGGCCCTTACCTCTTCCACCTTCTTCATAACAGAACGAGTAACCAGCGGGGATACTGGGTAGGTCTTTCAAGATAGTTACTTTATAAACCATAGTTCAATTTCCTTTCTTGAATCGTTTTGCACCGCAGGTTAATGCACAGCGGCGAGGACGGGGGCAGCGGCACAGCAGAGGGTTTTGCAGCCGATGACGCGGCCTTGGGTATCGCGGACCATGCAGCAGGGGTAAAAGACATCGGAGCGGGTGGGAACGCGAGAGGCAACAAGGGCACTGACAATATAAATCGTATTGGGCATGGGGTTTGGTAGGTTTTCGACATCGCCATAGTAAGAGTGGGAGATGGGGATGGTTGTACCGGAAGCGGTGGTGAATTCGCCGTCGGAAATGGATTCAACATAGACGCGGGCAACCACGCCGAAGGGCTTGATGGAGGCGGTGCCAATGTTGATTTCGTGCGGGGTGAGGTTGAGAATTTGGGTAGACATGGGGCGGTACTTCCTTTCATGCTGCGCAGCTTTGTGGCTTGCGGATTCGTTTTTGAATTTACAATTTGTTCATGATGTTTGTTGGGATGGTAGAATTTATGCGAATTTTTACTTGAAAAGTTTGGCGGAAACGGAGAAATAATTTTGTTTTGCGGTTTGGCTTATGATTGGATTATACAACCAAACGTTGTGATGCGCTAGTGCAAAAGGTTGGACATCAGTAATAATAGCGGCGTTCCAAATCATATTTGCCGTGGGGGGTGAGGCCGTTGGGGGCGGACCAATCGCAGGCATCCTCTTCGTTTTCGGCAGAGGGGCGGATGATGGGCCAGGTGACGACATAGCACGGGGCGGTGAAATCCTTGGCGATTTCGTTGGGGCAGATGGCTGTGGCAACGTACTGGGCGATACCGTGATAACAATCATAGGAGCAGTAGGCTTGTTCCAGGAGAATGAGGGGCTTGCCATCGTAAGAGCAGGCACCGTTGAGTTCCAGGCGGGAAAGTTCGGACTGGAGGTTGAAGGGGTGGCGGGTTTTGGTTTTCATTTTGGTCCGACCTTTCTTTAGCAGACTGTGTTGTTATGAATTGGGTAGCGGCGTTGGAAAAGCATTTGAGGCTTTCGACCGACTGGGATTCACCTTTCAGCCAGGCGTGGGCACTCTGGCGGGCTTGACAGGCGGCGGGACGGGTATTGAAATAGCCGATGGTAGTGGGCAGGTGAAGGGAATCGGTGAGAACGAGGGCATAAAGAGAGTTCAACCTGTTCTTGGTGGGGGATTCAATCGGCATCAATGGCCAGGGCGTATTCATCCGACTGGCCAAAGACGGTGAGGGTTACGGTTGCAGGGCTGGACGGGTCATAATCAATTTGGATGTTGGTCATAACCAGGCGGCAGGTGGCGGCGAAGGTTAAGAGGATAAGGCCGAGGGAGAGGAGGAGGGCGGAGAAAATGCGGCGAGGTTTCATTTGGGGGACTTCCTTTCATTGGCAAAGCCGATTCAATTTATCTGTAACGCCAAAGATAGCGTGGCAGGTATGAAAAAACGCCCTTGACGATTGAATCAAAGGCGTGGTGCGGGTCAGACCGGTTGCGGAACGAAACGGAATTCCCAAAGGGTGGGGTTATAGCTTTGCAGACAGGTTTGAATCATCAGAGATTTATATTCGTCCGCCTGCTCTTGGTTTTCGGCTTCGTACTTTGTCAGAAGTTCTTTGGGTTCCCCTGGCAGACCGGTCCATAATTCACAAACAACTTTCAAAATATCCCTCCTTTGCTATGTACTGCTTTGGGCGTGCAAAGAGGGGGCTGTTTGTGGTTTTGGCCCACAAGAAAACGCCCTAACCGGAATGGCTAAGGCGTTTGTTCTGGGTCAAAATATTCATGATATTCATGATGGGATGGTGGGATGTCATGCCGCCTTGCGGTGGGTGGCGGTGCGGTGCTTTGCCGCTTTGGGTCTTGCCACTGGTTTGTGAATGGCATACACGGCCAGAATCAAAATGGCGATTGAAACGGCCAACAGAATGAAGGGGTGGCGCTCGGCCAGGGCGGGAAGGCCGAAGAGAATGGCCAGTGTTACAGCGGTAAAGGCCGCGAACCGGGTGAGGTGGGTCAAGAGGGTTTTCATTTTTTCAGCCCTCCAGTTCTGCCTTTGTATAGACGTCGGAGTCGTTTACCCCATAAAACAAGTCCGGTGCTTCGTCTTCGCTATAGACGGAGGCTTCGAACTTATCTGGGTTGCTATTAAAGCAGCACAGAAGGTCCGTGCAAACCTGCTTGCTAAGCTTTGCCACATTGAACAAGTGGCGAAAGTCCTGTTCATACAGAGCATAACTCATGCCCACCTCGATGTCAGAGGCGAACTTTTTGGCTGTTTCGCGGTCGTCGATGTAGGCGATCACTCCACCAAAAGTGGAATCGCCGATATAGTAATTGAACAAAACTGCGTTTTTCATGGCAATACTTCCTTTCAAACGATTCATTTTAGTTACCCCGCAGGGTTGGTGGTAGGATGCTTCCTTCCCCCGGCCTACCAACTCCGGGCATAGGGGCGCTATCAAGCGGCAGGCTGTTCTTTGGCCTTTGGGGTGGCTTTGCTGGCAGCAACATGGGCAGCCCGTTCGGCCTGCTTCGGAGTCTTGCCGCTGAGAAGGGTTACAATTTCTTCCTTCTCTTCCGGCGTGGCATGGCTGGCCATAACAAGAGCCAGAACGGCCTGCATGTTGATGGCACGGGACTTCAGCTCTTTCAATTCGGCCTTGGCAGCTTCGAGTTCATTGCGGGTTTCTTCCGCGGCATCGGCCTTCTGCTTGTTGGCTTCCTTGGTTTTGGCAGCTTTTTCCCTCTTGGCCTGGTTATTGGCGGTTTTTGCCGCCTTGAAGTCCTTTTCGGAAACACGTTCCAAGGGTTTGCCCGCAATCAGGCGGCCACAGGAAAGAACCAGATACTCCAGGAAGAACGTTTCGACCTTTTCCCAGTTAGTGCTGGTTCCATCCTCGGCCTTTTTACGGGCAGCTTCGGCATTTTCGCCGATAATGAACAGGTCAGCATCCGTGCAGGAATACAGAGGGCGGGCAGCATCCACCGCACGGCGGCCAGGACGCTGGCCAAACGCCTTGAAGAACGTATTCATCTTCTTGCGAACGTCCGCCGCGGCAGCATCCAGTTCAGCCTTATTTTCCTTTTCCCAGCCAGCAGATTCACGGCAGGACGCCATGAAGTTGGCGGCAAGGTAGATACCACGGGCAGAGTTGAGCAAACCGGCCTTGGATTCAACAACGCCATAGGAACGAAGATTTTCATCCGTGATAGTGGCAAGTTCGTTTTCCGGGTCGGCATAGTCCTGGGCAAATTTGCCAAGGGCGGTCAGGGTGAGCTTGTTAGTCTTTTCGGACTTGGGAACCGGGTTCTGGCGGGGTGCCTTGGTGGTTGCGGACTTGGTGGTAGTAGTAGTGTTCTTTTTCATGGTAGTACATCCTTTCATTCTGTTAGATACTTCATTTCATTTTTTGCCCTGTTGGGCATGGTAGTGGGATGCTCTCTGCCCCTGGCCCACCAACTCCAGGTATCGCCCTTACAGGGTGGCAATGAGGGTGCAGTCTACTAACTGCGGGTTAGGGTAGAGGGTGTCCGCAATGGGTTGACCCTCTGTATCGAACGCCAGACAGCGCTTGCAACGGTCGCGGAGTAGGTCGAGTACCTTATTCTCGGCCCCGCCGTTAGAATAGGCAGGGACAAAGCTCTTGAAAATAGCCCCTGATACTAACTGAAAGCGGACTTCCCAAAGTTTCAACATTTCTATACTTCCTTTCTTGACACGGTGTTGACTATGTGATAAACTACAAATAAGAGGACGGAGTGCCGCCGCGTGAACAGCGACACCCCGCTTGCCTAGGAACTAATCAGCTTCTTCCGCTTCCAATTCCCAGCATTCTGTATCACTAACGAACGCAGAAACACCGGAAATCGGCTCGGATATGTACTCTGAATCTGTCCACATTGGCAAGACCCCCTTTTCTGCCGCCTGGGTACACCATGGGCGGCTTTTTTCTACCCTTTCGGGCAGTGGGGGCGGGCCAAGAAGCAGTGACCCGCTGGGCTGTTATGTACTTGCTATTCCAAACCTTGACTAGATTATTTGATTTGACATTCCAAGGCTTGAAAGTGTAAAGTTTACAAGGTGCAGTCAAGCGTACAGCGCTAACTTTAATCAGACTGCCAGCGCGGAAACTTCCACCGTTTGGGGGACGGCTTTATATTCCGTGGATTTCCTGACTTGCCGCTAACCCGAATAGCGGTAGTTTCTGGAGACTATCCCCGCAGAATGCAGGGCGGCCACATTTTCTTCCAACTGTGACTGTTGGTGCTTTGTTGAACCGGTTTTTGAACCCCACTAGATAGCAAGGTTTGCTTCCGGGTATGGGAAAGCTGTACTTTCCGACTATTCAGTTTTCAAGGTACAAAGAAACAACGTTCCCTTGACGGTCGAATATTGTACACTTTTCGGGCTGAAAACTTGTGTTTACTTGTACCGTGTTTCTCAAACACTTTTACACGCGTTGTTAGGTTGACACCATGCCATTGGAATACCCAAAGGGTACACCTGTAGCTTATGCAAGGCGGCTCTCCACCCCTTGCCATGCGTGTTTTGCGGAAAGATACGTTCAGCGCAAAGTTTACAACTAGGACTTTTGCAAGGGCCGTTGTGGTATTGAACGAATGAGTTACACGAATGAAGTGCATACCACGCGGGCCAAAGAAAAACCAGTGTACAATATTCTGTTGTCAAGGTGCGGTTGTTTCCAGTATCTGTATACCGTGGGCCGTGTCCAGTGTTAGGGCACCAATGGCGCCCCCGTGAATACGCAGTAAACAGATTATCTACTTGGAACGGGGTGTTTGCTGTGTTCCTTTCGACAATCACATAATACCACAGTAGAATTTTGACCTGATTTTTGCAGGCACACCCACAGGGGCGTTTTACGCGTATATAAAGGTACAAATCCGCAAAATGTGGTGTGTAAAGTGACAAAGGCGTACTAAATATGGGGCTGTATAGGGTAAAATTTGACGCTATACCGCTAAAAATCCACTACTTGCAAACCACCTTCAATAGTTTGCATAGGGGGGTATGTTAAAAAGAAAAAATAACGTAAAAGCGTGGAAAACGGGTCAGTTATTCCCTCTCACTCCCGGCTCCCAAAACACAAACCAGCGTACCTACGTTGCTTCTCCTTCTTCCCCCTCCACACCTCCTCTCCTCCTTTCTCCAAGCCCACCCTTTCCTCCACTTTCCTCCCTCTAGATCCCTGTTTCCTTAATCGTTCCCTTTCTCGGAGAAAACCGCATAACAATCCGCTTTCTAGGCTCCTTTGGGGCCTTATTTTTTTACTCAAAAATGCCATAAAAACGCACAATTTGGCCACTAAAACGCACAAAAACAGCGCCAAAACGCTAAAAAACGCATAATTTCCGCTCGAAAACGCCTCGGAACGACTCTGGCGGAGCTTTTTGATCCCCGAAAACACCCTCTTTGGGCCTTCACCAGGGGTAGATCCATCAATTTTGAGACCAGATCCAGCCAATAACGAGCACCATAGGGCTATCACAGGGCGCTCTGACCGCATGTTGGCCGTTTTCCTACCTATTTATACTGTATAGCTGGTTCTATCCGGTTCTACTGTCGCCAGGTAGAGGGGGTAGATCGGGTCCCGCTGTCGTCAGACAGGGGGATTCTTTCGCCCCTACAGGCGGAGCCTAAAATGCCTCAAGCGCAGCTTGTAACGCTTTCTCCTGAAATTTATTTTTTGCCACTGTTGACTTCTTGTAATTAGCAGTGCTATAATAGAACCATAAGATAAAGCTCCGCAGGATAAAGCTCCGCAGGACACACCACACAGGAGGGAAGCCCACTATGAAAAAAAGAAACAGCGTAGCTCACTTTATCCCCCGCACTGTTACTATGCAGGAAGCCACAGAGGCCAAAGGTGGGCTGGACCTACAAGGTGCTGCAAGCTTACTGATGGCAATGATGCAGGCAAGCGCCGATACTGACGGCCACAACGCCCTGATGGAACAGCTGGCATCCGCCATGGGTTATAAGCTGGTACGCGAAACACCACAGCCGCGCCAGCGGAGCCGCAGTAAGAAAGCCCGTGCCGCCCGCTATGCACAACCCAAACTGAGCCTGGTAAAAACCAATGGTGTGGCAAAACCAACGCCGGCAGAGCCGATCCGCAGCCGCGAGGACTTTAACGCCATAGCCACCTATCTGCACACCCAGGGACGCCCGTATAACAGGCAGCGGAACTATACCTTATTTATATGTGGTGTGACACTGGGCCTGCGTGTGGGCGATCTTTTACGCCTTACCGTTGATGATGTGTGGGATTGTGAGCACAACTGCCCGCGCCACCGCGTAATTATCATCAATGAAAAGACCGGCAAGCGCACCAATGACCTGATTACCCCGCTGGCAGCAGGCGCGATTACTGCCCTGATTGAAGAGATGCGGGGCCGAACCATGAATGTGCTGAAGCCAGGCTGGCCATTGTTCCAGAGTATGCGCAGCCCCAAGGGAGTGCCGCAGCCACTGGATGAAACCCAGGTGTGGCGGATCTTGAACCAAGCGGCCAAAGAGTGCGGTATTAAAGAGCATATTAGTACCCACAGCCTGCGCAAGACCTATGGCTATGCTGCAAACCACGCCATGACAGAGGCCGGGCTGCCGGCTGGCCAGGTGATGGAAACGCTGCAAAACAAGTTCCACCACAGCAGCCAGAGCATTACGATGCGCTACATTGGCTTGAGCCAGGAGCAGATTGATGCAACGGCAATGGCGGTAGATACAGTGTTGGGAGTGCCGCCGTTGGCTACTATATAGCAATGCCCATTAAATTTGGGTGCCTGGCAAGCACCCACTTTTTTACCTTTACTAAATACAAGTTTTCGCAAATGAAGGAGGCAAATAATTTATGGAAAATCACAACACAGGCACCATCAATAGCTCCGCTAGATATTGTTTGGTAAAACCTGGTGACAAGGTACGAATCACCAAAACACACCGGGCGGGCATACACCAATATTTGGCCTGCGAGGGCGATACGTTTGTTATTACCAAAGTGGTGGACAATCAGATCCCCTATGGGCGGTGGCTGCAGCCGAGCGGTATGCTGGCGGTCAGGGAGCTGAAACTTGACCCAAACTGCTGCACGTTAATTACGCCGGAGGAATGTGGGGCACCGGCTGTTACACCAGAGCCAACAACGCTACGCAGTGTGACGATTGATGTGAGCGACCCAAAGGCAGCACATAAGGCCGTGGATGATGCGTGCGCAGAGTACCAAGCCAACCGGACGAGCCGCTGGAGCACGGCAGAGACATGCAGCGCAAAACTGAGCGCCCGGAAAATGATGGCCCCGCTATATGAGCAGGGTGTCAGCATGGCTTGGTTTATTGAATCAGATCCAGACCGCCGGCACGTTTGCTTGGAATGTAACCATGGCACGCCGGATACATGGGCGAAAAGTCATGGCTATTCTACCAACTATGTGCAAATCACCTTTAACGAGAATGTAGACTTCGATGAATGGATTGGCCGTTACGCCTGCCTGTGCGCATTGACGGGCACCCCTATTGCCGATGTCGTTATGCGCAACATTAAGATTGACACTTGAATAATTAACAAAGTTTTGGAGGTAAAAACCAATGAAGAAAATCCCTACCTTATATAAGCGCGAATTCAGTGGCCACAAGATTACCGGAATCCGTGACGAGATTACGCCGGGCTGTGAGGCGGCGCTGACGGACGAGAGCATTGCCACATTGAAGCTTGACGGTGCCTGCTGCGCGATTATTAACGGCGAATTCTACAAGCGCTTTGATGCCAAGCCGGGCAGAGCAGTACCGGAGGGCGCGATTCCGTGTGACGAGCCAGACCCAGTAACTGGCCACTGGCCCCACTGGGTGAAAGTGGCGGCAGATAACCCCGCGGACAAATGGTTTGTGGAGGCGCGAAACAACAGCTGGGATGACCTGCCGAATGCAACTTATGAGGCGATTGGTCCGCACTTCCAGAAGAATCCCTACGGGCTGGACAAGGACATGCTGGTGCGACATGGCACGATCAGTATTGATATCCCGAACCTAAGCTTTGAGGGAATCCGGCGCGGGTTGGAGTTGGCCGCCATGGAGGGCATCGTGTTCTGGCATGAAGGAGCGCCGCTGTGCAAAATCAAACGCAGTGACTTTGGCTTTAAGTGGCCGGTGACGCAAGACGAGCTGAACGCGGAGTTTGGGGCAAATAATCCTGATCCGTGCGAGTTGGTGCGGCGGACGGCGGCTATGTACAGCAGACATGAATTCCCGACAGATATGACCAAGATGTTTGATGCTGAACATGAAGCCACCAAGGAGGAAGCGAAGGCATGAAAATTATTGACTTCGAACGCAAGGGCAACCTGGTACGGTTCTACCTGGGTGATGATGACCTGGTGGAATGGTACGGCGATGACTGGAACGATACGCCGTATGAACACAACGCAGAACGAGTCTATGACGAATATATCAAAGGCTACTGCGATATGATGTTCCCGTTTGACGATCTGGTACTGGAACCTTGCTGCGGGACCTGCAACAGCGGCTGGTGCAAAGACGATATGGTGGCGCAAAAAGTGCCCTGCATTATTCAGGTGCCGGCTGCAGTACATAGTGACAGCTTTGATGAAAGTTTTGACCACTGGGTAGGGGCCAAGGGCGTACATAAATTTTATTTTGGCGACCATATGGAGCCGAGCGCTACAGCTACTACCAATCCTCATTCTTGAATAATAACTTTGGAGATTTTTAACAATGGAACAGACATGCTTTAGATATTCCGTACAGCCACAGACGGAACGCATTAAGGATTACACCCATACAATCGCCGTAATGTTTGAAGACATGGTAGATTATGCAGACCGCAATGGCCTTGACCGGAACGAGGTAGTAAGCGAGATGCTGCACGACATGAACGCCATGAGCGGTTACTGCGATATGAATAAATACCGGCCGTTGCCGGAATAAAAGAGACGCGGCATGACGATTGAATTATGGCGGGGCAGCTGAACGTCCGCAAGCAATTTGATTTTGAATAATGGGGTCAAGGACAGTGACACCCATATTTTTACAAGGAGATTTTTTATGGGAAATTTGCAGGTATTCAAATACGAAAATAACGATGTGCGCACGGTGGAGATGAACGGCGAGCCGTGGTTTGTAGGCAAGGATGTAGCTGCTGCACTTGGTTATGGAAAGGGAAAATCTCTTGCTAACGCTGTAACAAATCATGTTGATTCTGAAGATAAAGGGGTCACTGAATTGATGACCCCTGGCGGTAAACAAAACGTAACAATTATCAACGAGTCCGGCTTGTACAGCTTGATTCTTTCCAGTAAACTTCCCACCGCAAAACAGTTCAAACGCTGGGTTACCGCGGAAGTCTTGCCGGCCATCCGCAAAAACGGCGGTTATATTGCCAACCAGGAAACCATGACAGACGCGGAACTGATGAGTCAGGCTTTGTTGGTTGCCCAGAAAACGCTAGAAGCCCGCACTAAGCGACTGGAAGAATTGGCTGCTGCGAACAAACAGTTGGAAAGCGAGAACGCTGAAATGTCTGGCAAAGCACAGTATTTCGATGCCGTGATCGATCGGAATCTGCTGACCAATTTCAGAACCTTTGCCAGCGAATTACATATCAAACAAACTGTGCTGGTTCAGTTCCTACTAGACAAAAAGTACCTGTACCGTGATACACAGGGAAAGCTCAAGGCTTATGCAGAGCGCAACGATGGGCTATTTGATATCAAGGAGTTTGTGAACCGTGGCAACGGGCATGCCGGAACCCAGACCCTGATCACACCCAAGGGACGCGAGACGTTCCGGCTGCTGATGGAAGCCGAAGGACTGATTGGTATGTCGGACGATACTGAGGACATGGCCGATGCTGGTTGAAACAATTTATACGGGTATAAAGATTTGCGCTTTGGCTAGTGTGTGCGCCTATGGCTGGCTGAGAGTACAGCAAGAACGCAAAGCTGAGACGGCTAAAGAACAGGCAGAAAAAACTACATGCAAGAATTGCTGTTACTGTCGGATGATTATGACTGATAGCCGGATTGTCTGCGAACTAGAAGAGAACCCGATAGAACAACCTGCCCATTGCACGCTATTTACAGAATGGCCTGAAGACTACACGTCCAGCTTATGTTTATACTGCAAACACTGCAAAAACTATGGCAAGTTTTTTGTTCGTTGCGATATAAGCGGGTTGCGTGATAAAGCCGAAATTACCTGTATTAACTATGAAAAGCGCCGCAAATATTTCCCAGATCTAGGAGGAATACACTAATGACCAATGAAGAATTTGAAACCCGCAAGAAAGAGATTGCCAGTAACCTGCAATTATTGCTTGACGAGATGCGGCAGTTGCACGACTGGATTGTTCTTAACCCGGTAAAAGAAGTCACACAGGAAGACTATAAGGACTGGGAGAATTCGTTCGGTGCTCTACTTGACAGTTTCGAGATTCTAGACTGCAACTAATAAGGAGAAACTTTATGTCAAAGTTAAAAATCGCCAGTGCTATAGCTTACGCTTGCGCTGTGGCCACTGCGGTATTGGCTGTTGGAGCCGCCGTACACTTTAGCCTTTACTTAGAAGCTAAAGCGCCAAAGGCTGTAGACACAACTGCTGTATATACCACGCACAAGATCTCCTACGCATTTCTTGAAACGCGGCCGTATACAAACCGGTATGGCGGCATTTGCGGCGCTGACACATACCTGCACTGCGGCGTGATACAGGATGATGGGAGCATAAAAGAAGAAACCGAGGATGTAGATTACGTCACCATAAAATATTCTGATGAAGATTACAGTTACAAGGCCAACTTTTACGACCGCACCACATACGACAACGGATCGTTCGGAGATCGGTATACCAGCACGGTGTACTACCTGACCGACGAGATGATGCGAGATCTGGGTACCGGAGGCAGCATATGAACGAGGCGTGGGAATCTACAGTGGACGCTATACTGATGATCTACATATGGGGACCGCTGATGCTGTTGGCATTGGGGATTGTATGTACGCTATTGATTTTTGGCGCGTGGAAGATAACAACAACAGCACAACACATCGCCAACAAATGTTACAAAAAGTTCACATGTAAAAATTCCGTGAACAATAAAAACGAAAAATGAGGTGGAAAAATTTTTATGGCACGACTGATTGATGCGGAGGAGTTTGAGGCGTACTGCATTGAGCGCGACCCGAAGTATTCAGAGGCCGAATGGCAGGCTTATCTGGATGGTGTGCAGCGGGTTTTGGAAGCCATTGATGCGGCACCCACCATGACAAAATATGTGCGGTGTGAGGATTGTGACGAGGTGGTACATTCCATTATACGCCCAGATTTATACTACTGCACGCTGCATGACTGCGAGACAACAAAGGAGGGGTCTTGTGATAAAGGACATGCCGAATAAAAGTCATTGGGAGCTTGGCAAGCTGCTTTGTGCGCACCTGTGCGGCGAGAAAACGCTGGATGAAGTCATGGATACGATTGAACTGATGCTGGCGCGGGATGTGTGGACAACGATGGATAAAATTAACCCCATTGGTGGACATGGCCCTGCAAGCCCCTATGATCAGCCTTTGATGGCAGAAACAAATTATTCAGCCCAGTTAAGATACGAGCTGGAAACGCCTGTGCGGCGGGCTAAGGAGGTGTATAAACCACATGACAAGGCTTGAAAAATTACAAAGCGCAACGGCAGACGATCTGGCCAGTTTGTTCACTATCATGGATGACGACGGCGAGTACCTTCCGTTACTGATGCCGATGAACCTGGTGAAAGATCCTGACAACCTGGACGAAATTATTCAGAGCCAGAGCGAATGGCTACAGGGCGAATATTGGCCGGGAGATTTTGGGGTTGGCTGTTTTGATGAGCCGGTAATGCCGGAACCAGAGATCTATTCATAAACCGCGACACCGCACGACATAACATAGCCTGAGACGCGCAGAGAAGCGTTGTGAGCCATGATACAAGGAGATACGACATGCGATACATAAACCAACAGGATGCGTTAAAAGCGCTGGGATACGAGCCTGAAAGAACTATTTAACGCAAAAGGAAAGAGCGTGATTTTATCAGTACCGAATGGCCTGGGCGATTGTATAAAACCAGGAACGAAAAGAACCAAGGACGCGATTTCACCAAACCCATGCGCCCACACAGGGTTAAAGGGGTACGGTTGAGCTTGGGATGCACGCAGAACAAGCGAAATGGTCGGCGGATACGAATTCCCGGAGGGCCAAACGCCGAGCAAAAGTACCACCTATATTTCTTTATTAAGGTTTTTCTTATTAAGCGTAAGTGAATGTTGGTTTTACCCCAGGTTTTTCGTTGTTCAAAAACGAATTGGACTGCGGATTTTGCATCGTTTCTGAACATCGTTTTCCAAAATGCGTTTTTCGAGCCGTTTTTTAAGAATTGAATGATTATTTTCGAGCCGTTTTTTTAATGCGGCAAAGGAGTGTTTTTTAATGTATACGAATGGTTCCTACTTAGCGAAGCAGGTTATGCAGGTGCCGGAAGAGTTGATTTTGCGCAAGGACGTGTCGGAGTTACTGCCGGTTTACATGCTGATGTACGCAAAGTATTCGCCGTTTTACGATTTACGATTTTACAGTTATACGAGCCTGTCAGAGCTGGTCGAGCTGGCTGGAACGTTTGGGAAAGATTGCCAGCACCGCAGATACTACAACCGTGCGGCAGATGCAGTTGAGTTTTTAGAAGCATGTGGCGTGATTATGACAGAGGGGTACAACCGGGCAAAACCGACCAAACCGTTTAAGTATCGGTTCAAAGATTTGAACGAGGTGTTTGGCAAAGAAGACAAGGACGGAAAGTTTGGTTATGCTTCACTGACCTCAAACGAATATTTCTTGCTGCTAAACAGAGTGGCTACTGCCTATTCTACCGGGCGTGGCACGAACAACCTGTACCGGATCTACTGTTACCTGCGGTTGCGGTACCGCCTGTGGCAGCGTACATACGGTAAGGAAAAGATGGGGTTTGTGGCAACGTGGGTAGGATATATTAAAGCGATTTCCAAAGAACTGCACTTGGCCGACAAGACCGTATCAAACGCCATCCGGGTTATGTACCAGTGTGGGCTGGTTATCCCGTACTACGGAGCGATTGAAAAGGGAAACCTGGAATCTGACCGGCCGGAGATGATTTTGGCGCTCCCGCTAATGTGTGGCGACAACATGGTGGAGAAGGTTGTGCGCGAAACAAAGAACCGGTACCGGCGCAAACCCAACCGAGCAGGCTCCAACTGGTACCCGGCAGGCCAGACATGCGGAGCGGAGGACAAGCCAGAACCAGCAGAGGAGGTGATACCGGAACCGGAACAGGAAACCTCACCAGAGCCGCCGATGGAAGAGTTGTGCAACACCCAGTTTTGCGACGGGTGGGAGATGCCGCCTGATAACTACAGTGACTGGGGATTGCGTGAGGATGAAATATTTTAAGCAAAACGAACGTATATTGCCCACTTTACCTTTTCTACGAAAAAATATTTTTTTGGAGGTATAAAACTTTGAACAAGAAAGAAGCTGAAACTTTGTTGATACTGACAAATTTTCTGCATGACCTGTGGCAGGGATTTAAGGCCATGGTGCTGGTTGGAAGCTGCATTGTGGTGATTCGGTTGGCGTTGCAGATGTTGGGCACTGTGGCCACAGTTGGAATTTTTGTGGCGCTGCCGGTTTTATACGCGCTGCTGTGGGCGGCACTTTCCCGTGAGGCGTTTGACAGCGGGCGGGTTAGCATTGAAAAGATTTACAACCTGGAAAAAGCCGAAGACAAAGAGGATGACCCGAATAACAAGGAGGACGAGTAATGTTCGCACCACCACTATATATTGTGCGAAAGTTGAACCTGACCTACATTATCAACCATGACTATAACATCCAGATCAGCCAGGAGGAGGAAGAGCGCTTTTATGTAAAGCAGGGTGACAACATGCTGTTCCGGCAGATCCGGCTGCTTACATATGAAAGCAACGAGTACAACCGGTTTGTTGTGTTTGTGGATTGCGTGGGTGGCCAGAACAAGAAGGCGGCCATGAAGCGGTTGATCCAGCACGGGTTTAAGATTGGAAAGCAAGAGTTTGTGCTGAGTGAACGCAGCGCCAGTATGGTGCGGCAGGGTATTTTGAGCTTTGTGGACAGGCGGTTGGCCCACGACCTTGACGTGAGAATCACAATGGGAATACAAATTCAGGAAACAGTATTGAGTAAATTTTACGCTTATCGCGGCCTGATGTATTCCAGCTGCCACTGCATTGAGAACTGGTATCCGACCATTGTGGTAGTGCCGGACTGCTTTGTGACGATACCAAACCAGAACATTAAATATGTATATGACCGCAAGATCCAGTTCAAAGACCGCAAGACCGGGGCTGACCGCGAGTGGGTGCAGAAAGACATTGCAGAAACTACCCGCGACATTGAGATAAATGCCTTTGACGGCTGCGGGATTGCACACCCCAAGATTATGCAGGAGATACAGCGGCGGTTGGGCAGCGAAACACCCGTAACTAGCGTTGTGTGGCGTATGCCGTACTTTAAGGGTGTACTGAACCAGATGGATTATGAAACGTTTTTTGCAGAACGCGGGGTACGGTTTATTAAAGACATTTGGGGCGTGGAACACGATGTCAGCCCAGGGGCTGAACCCAAGATTATTGCGTGTGAGAGCATGTACAAGGGGTACAAGTATTTTAAGAAGACCGGCACGATTGCGGACTGGGAGGAATACTGGTACCAGTTCAAGAAGAACAAGCACTGCATTGGCATTGCAAAGTGGCAGTTTGATATTGACACAGAACCGCTATACACCCGCGGCAACTACCAGATTTTGCAGGACCTGGATTTGCCGGTAGACGAGTTTGAGCATCTGGCAGATTACAGCATTGATTGGGTTGAAAAGATTGAGAACGGTGACCCGGTATACACCTACTGCTTTTTGGGCATGCTAGCTGACCGGCACAAACCGCTGAATAATTATTGCGCGGCGATTTTGAAGAACCCGGAGATGCTGAAAGAGGAGGGAGTGCGAAAATACATAACCAACCTGCTTGGAAAATATAAGGACGACATGAAGTGCGGCAAGTTGTGGCTGCGCGGTAGCTTTAAGTTCTTAGTACCTGACCTGATTATGCTGATGGAACACATTGCCGGCCTACCCTTGAAGGGGGCGCTGGAGGCGGATGAGTTTTACAGTTTTGACAGAACAGGAACAACGCTTGGCGAACGGCTGATTGAACGCAACCCACACATTTGCAAGAGCGAGCATGTAATCCTGAAGGGCGTGACCAACCCGCTGCTGGAAAAATATTGCGGCCAGTTGGTGAACACGTTGATTGTTAATTGCAAGAGTATTACCCCGCAGAGATTAAATGGCGCGGATCGGATGATGGTCCGGGGCTGTGGTAACACAGCATTTGGAACGGTGTGAACCCCTCGTCAGGGGTGTGGCCCATATGGGCTGCTAACAGGGAATGCCTGCCTGAGAGACGGCAGGAGAATCCTGTGGCTGGAAACGGCTGCAACGACTATCTGGGATGAGTGTACCAGGGTAAGGCTGCTATTGACACGCAGTTTGGAGCGCACCGCTGCCGGGAGACCGGTAGAAGATATAGTCTACACCTGCAAAAAAAACAACGTAGGTGTGTATGACGGGGATTTGGTCCTAGTATTAAATAGCCCTTTGATGATGAAGGGTGTGGACAGGAACGCAAAAATTGTAATTGACATTGAAGATAAAGTAACTGCGCTGGCGGAGAAGGACACGATCCAGAACCGCACGGCGTGCATTATGCGCAGCTTGAAGAGTTTGATTGGTGAAATTTCCAATTACGCGAGCTGCTACCACAACAAAACACCAAAAACTGAGAAGCAGAAAGAGACATACGCCCGGTATGTTGACCTGCTCTCCATAACCAACGGTGGCTTCGCCGTTGTAAAACCGCGTGAATGCCTTATCAGCAGTGTCGCCTAATAGGCGGCTAACGGTGAAACTCTTTATACTTTATTATTTTGAAAACCGATTTGTTACACCGGAAGGAGGTGAAAATGGTGATTTACAATATAAAGATTGAGGACGAGAAAAATCATGGTATCTATATTATTAAAAACATAAAGAATGGCAAAGTTTACATTGGTCAAACAAGAGCTGGGTTCCGTAAACGTTTTCTAAAGCATGTAAGCGGATTTAAGTGCAACAGTGGTCATACTCAAAAATTTATTGACGACTATAAGATTTACGGTCAAGATAGTTTTGTGTTTGAAATTTTAGAGATTGAAAATGATGACTCAAAGCTAGATAACTTGGAGCGAAAGTATATAAAAATGTTCAATAGTGTTGAGAATGGCTACAATACACAGGAAGGCGGCAACTCTTATTATAAAGATAAGCGCGTGAAGGATATGAAGCGTCCAGAGCGTGAGTACGATCAGGTTTTCAGGAAGACTCGTAGCGAATATATGAAAAACCGAGTTGTCACAGATGAAACAAAGGAGCGTATTCGCTATGCAAACCTTGGTTCAAAGTCACCTGTCGCAGTATTAAATGAATCATTAGTTGCACATATCAAGGAAGATCTTGTTCACGGAGATTCCATTAAAGAGGTGGCCACACGTTACGGGCAGAAATACTCTACGATATCTTCTATATCTCATGAGCGTTCCTGGGGCCATATTATTGTTCCTGGTTGGGATGATTATATTAGAAGTAAAGCTTCTGTCAGAAAACGGCATATCTTAACAGAAGAAGAAGTTAGGAAGATTCGAGCATTATTGGCAGAAGGCTACAACGAAAGCCAGGTTGCAAGAATGTACGGATGTAGTTCTTCAAAAATAAATGGCATTCATAGAGGGATCACTTTTAAGGATATCAAGTAAAAAATAATAAAGTATAAAGACAATACCGTGCCAAGCTTTGATTGCCAGTTATTGGTAATTATTGAAGGTGTAACGACTAAGGGTGATGAGTGTAGCCCTGTAGGCCGGGAGATGATAGCCCGGACGCCAAGCGCGTGGCCATGGAAACATGGAAGAGATAGTCTGGCCTGTATGGTGACATACGGGATAATTGAAAAACGAAAGCCATCAAGAATCGGTGGCCCTGTGCGGTGACGCGCAGTGGAAACAGCTGGTGAACCTGCAAGAGCAGGGTGTACACAGGACAAATGTGGAAACGCAGGAAATGGCGTTTTGTCTGTGTGCTAACAGGGAAACTATCGTGGTTGATACAATCCTGTGCCAAGCCTTATACATATAATAAGGAAGGTCAAGAGACTAGCCCGCAAGGGATGTACGCGATCCGGTGAAAATCCGGCGTGGAAGTGCCAGCCTCTCATATACGCTAAGAGTGTGAGATGATGATATAGTCCACAAGCAAGAATGCGATTTTGCAAAGACGGGTGTGCTGTACCCGGTGCCGCGGCAGATTGCCAAGTATGGCAGACCTTTGCCGTATTTTATGAAATATGCAAGCCCGTATTACAAGCGGATGAAGCGTCTGAGCTGCGCCCACAGCAACATGAACAAGATGTGTTGGGTTATTGAAAAGTGGGCGGACGGGCTGCGCCACAAAAGGAGTAACGGGTTTGATTACACAATTATGATTGACGCGGAGGTGGGATTTAGCCAGGAGCATTTTGATGCGATTGAAAAAATCTACTTTGAGTTTAATAAAACGGTAGCCGAGCTGGCAGAGACTGAACACCACTGCCGTTACTTTGACCGGTTCAAAGATGAGCTGGAGGCTGAGGGCGTTACAAAGGAGTTTGCCGCCAACTTTGAGGTTGACTGGCAGCTGTACTACAACAAGTTCCGTGCCCGGTGTGCAGAAATTTGCCTTGACCCCAAAGAACTGGCCAACATTGCCGTGATGCTTTGCTACCAGAAATACCCCCGCCGCAGCAAGAAGTTTATGTGGGTGGTGGCCGGCACTGGCATTGTGGAGAACATTCAGCAGGTGAACATTTGCTTGCCGCAGCTGTGCGATGACGGTGAATACGAGTACCTGGGCAAGCGTTATGCCCTGGTACCGGTTGGCAACGAACTGAACATTGAACCGATCGAAGGAGGAGAGGGGTAATGTATTATAGCTATTATTGCAATGAAAAGATGTTGCTGGATAACTTTGATGATTACAATGAAAGCCCGCGGCTGTTACGGCGGTTGTTGGCGCAGAGTGGGTATGAGCCAGATTTTTGTGCAGATATGCAGCTGGCCCATACAGACCCCAAGTACATAAGGCAGTATGACCGGTTGGACCTAATCCAGCAGTACAAGAAAAAACAGCTGAAGAAGTGTGGACTGCGGCAGGTTGACAAGATCTACCTTTATGAGAGCGACCTGACTTACATCCGGCTGGCGATCCGTACTTATGGGCTGACGCAGCGACAGGTGAAGGTTTTGCTTGGCGTGATTGTTATGTGCCGGCTGAATGGTAGTGACACGCTGGATTTGATGAACCGATACAGGATCAAACAGTTCTGCTCTTGCTTTGGGCGAGATGTGACAGCGATACATATTGATGGCGTGAACTGGTGGGACGGTTATGAAGCGCCGGTGGAGCTGGATGTGCTGAGTGACAAGTGCGGTATATTGAACCGAATTACTTGCAAGCCGGGTCCGGGGCGGATTGGCTGTTTGTATGAGTATCCGTTTTATGATCACAAAAGCGAAGGTGTTTACTGCTGGGATGTGACGGCAGAGAACAACCGGTTGGATATGGATAAATTGTGCGCAAAGATTGGGCTGTTTGACAATCGGTACTGCGAAAAGTGCGGGGAAGAGATTGCGTGGAATGCCAAGACACACTACTGCAAGACCTGCGCGGAATTGGAGAAAAACGCCAAGACATTGGCCCGCGTGATCCGCTACAGAAACAAAAATAATACCTTGTAACGCTTGAAGCTGAAAACCCCCTATATATGATTATAGAGGGTGGAGTGCCCCTGACCATTATGGCCGGGGGTTCTTTTATTCTCAGATTATTTTTTTATAAGGAGATTTTTGAAGATGATTGTTATTTCTAAGGAAGAAGCAAAAATGTTGCGCAAGAAGTTTCCCGGTGTGCATATGGTTACGACCGTGAACAAGACGATGGTGGACGAGCTGCCGTATGTACTGCAGGCTTTGCCCAACAACTATTTTGCGCAGGAAGCTTTGGCTGAGATGGAGCGTGACAAGCACCACACCGAAATTGTGAATACACGGGGTGACGTGAATGCTTGAGCTGCACAAGCTTGCCAAGGAAACGGACAATGAATACATCTACCGTATTTGTGCTGCCAAGGACCAGATCGGCACCTGGGACGATGTGGCGGATGTGATCAATAAAGAGCTGGGCCAGGACAAGGATGAGTGCGTATACCGCAAGAACTGGAAGGCGTTCAGCATGCTGGCGCACGCCAGTGAAACCAACTTGAGTGACGCCCAGCAGATTTTGGGCGAGATTAAAGAGCAGCGCCGCGAGCTGGAGAAAGAAAAGGTTAAGCTGCGGGACGAGCGCAATGAAGTGAGCCGCCTGATGCGGGTACAAGCCCGTGGAGAGAGCATGCGAGAGCTGATTGAACGGCGGTTCAGCGCTTATAAGCCGGAGACTTTTGAACACATTGGGGTAGTTAGTACAGAAGCACTGACGACCGACCTGATTGTTCACCTGACTGACCTGCATGCGGGGGTTAAGATTGAGAACCTTTACAACAGCTTTGACCAACAGGTGCTGCGTGCCCGGCTGAAGCGTTATGCAGAAAAGGTGTATGTGATCCAGCAGCGCCACAATGGCCAGAACTGTTTTTTGGTGCTGGGCGGAGACCTGGTAAACGGTGAGATCCACCTGAACAACCGGCTGGAAAACAACGAGAATGTAGTGGACCAGGTAATCAGCGCCGGGGAAGCCGTGAGTTGGTTTGTGGCCGAACTGAGCCGTATGTTTGAACGTGTATACATTTATAGTGTGCCGGGCAATCACAGCCGGGTGTTCCCTGCCAAGGAGGATAACCAGCACGGTGAATACCTGGACAAGCTTGTGACTTATATTGTGGGCGCACGCTGCACGGCGCTGGGTAATGTGGAAACCTACCAGAATACGATTGACGAGACGATTGCGGACTTTATGGTTCGCGGACGGCTTGTATACGCGGTGCATGGCGACAAAGACACACCGGGCAGCGTGGTACAGACCTTGACTATGATGACAGGTGATAAGCCTGACATTGTGCTGATGGGACACCGCCACACCAATGCCTTGACTACTGTATACGATACGAAAGTATACGAAAGCGGCTGTGTGGATGGCGCGGACTGCTACTGCATGGATAAGAGATTGCGAAATAAACCAGAGCAGAACGTGCTGGTGGTGAATGCTTACGGCGTGGACTGCTGTTACGATATTACGCTGGATTAGAGCGTGGGATTTTTTGATTGAGAGGGGATGGTTTTTAGAGTGGGTGAGTATGAGAAGAAGCAGCCCGAATACTTTTGCAGTTATTCGGCGCGGCTTACGAATTTTTTGAAGGCGTTTGGTTTGAGCTATGAGAACCGGCAGATAAACCCCATTACCCAGACAAGCTACTGTGTGTTTAAGCGCAGCCAGAAATTGATGGATGTGGTGGAGTTTTGGAACGAGTGCCGGAACAACTTCCGTGATTATGATGAGAACGGGAACCGCGCCGATAAGGCGGGTGACTGAACATGGCCGGAAGACCGAAAGGCTCTAAAAATAAAGCTACAATTTTACGAGAAAACGCAGAAGCGCAGGCCAAGATCCGCCGCATGATGGCAGAGGACGATGGGCCTGCGTATTTTGTTTGCGCTTGTTGCGGCAAGCGGTTTATGCACCAGAAGGATAATTTTTCCCCTGCGCAGAGCGAGCTGTGGCGAGGGAACAACCATTACTTCCCGGTATGTAAGAGCTGCATGGACAAGCTGGTTGACCATTATACCCAGGCGCTGGGTAATGAGGATGAGGCCATGAAGCGGGTGTGCATGCTGTTTGACATTTATTACAGCGAGGGCCTGTTGAAAAGCACGGCAAAGCACGCCCCGAACACAAGCCGGATGACAGCTTGGATCAGACATTGCAACATGACCCAGAACCATGGCAAGACCTTTGATACCTACCTGGAAGAAATCAACGGGCGGGTGATCAATGATGTAAGCGATATCAGCGAAACACGACCAAACGGCGGCAAGGTAAGCCAGCGCATGGTTGGGTTTTGGGGGCCAGGGTTCAACGAGGCCGAGTATGTGCGGCTGGACAATGAATACAAGGACTGGATTACCCGGTATGAGTGCTCCACAAAGGCGCAGGAAGAATTGTTCAAAGCGATCAGTATGGCGCAGATTATGCTGACCAAGGCATACCAGACGGGTGACACCAAGAAGGTAAAAGAGGCCAGCGATACTTTGCAGAACCTGCTGGGTAGCGCCAATATTAAGCCGAACCAGACGAACGATAATGCGCTGGCAGAGGCAAATACCTTTGGCACTTTGATTAAAAAGTGGGAAGACAAAAAGCCGATCCCGGAAGCTGCGCCTGAATGGAAAGACGTGGATGGGATTGGTAAATATTTCCGCACTTGGGTGACAGGACCAATGATGGAACTGTTCAAGATCAAGAACCCGTGGCAGAAAGAATACGAGGAAGGCATGGCACCTTATACGGCGCACCGACCTGAATACACCGGCGGAGAAGAGGAAGAGAACGAGAGTATCCGCAACGCCATTTTTGGCACCCCCGGAGAATGAGGTGGTGCTTGAATGGTGAAGAAAACTGCAAGAGAGGTTACGGAAGATAAGACAAGCCGGATTATGAATGCCGTGGCACTGTGGGCCAGCTTTTACCGGGCAAACCCGCAGAGGTTTTGCAAGGATTATTTGAACGTAAACCTGAAGATGTTCCAACAGATTTTGATTTATTGCATGGCGCTATGCACAAATTTTTGTTTTATAGCGGCGCGTGGTCAACACTAGGCCCCCAGGTTGGGAAACCAGTTTGAGAGAACCGGACAAAATCGGTAGAGGCTGTAAAATGCTAATACCGAGATAACCTACCTTTTTAATAGAAGGAGGTATTGTAACGCATAGGTGGTGAACCTGTTAATGACAGAATATAACCCGCCCACGAGTGCCCGGCACCCTTTGCGGGTGAAAATGTATGCTGAACTTATGGGAAACCATAAGAACTACCGGATAAAAAGCCGGTAGGATAACATTATTGCTAGGCAAGACGTTCCTATGTGCAATTTTCTGCTGTTGGAAAGCGATCTTGTACCCAGGCAGCTTGATTGTGATTGCGAGCAAAACGCGAAACCAGGGCAGCTTGGTACTGAAAAAGATTGAGCAGGAGTTGGTGCCGCGAAGCCCATTACTGCGCAGTGAGATAAAAGATATAACGATAAACCAGAGTGTGGCGAAGATAACCTTCCGCAATGACAGTGTGATTGAGGTTGTGACCGCCGCAGATACTGCCCGTGGCGGCCGTGCGAGTTTGCTAATCATTGACGAGTACCGCATGGTTGACAAGGAAGTGCTGGATCTGGTTTTGAAGAAGTTTTTGAACTACATCCGCCACCCCGGCTACATGGACAACCCCAAGTACGCCCATTTGGCGGAACGCAACCAGCAGATGTACCTAAGCTCTGCATGGTTTGAACAGCACTGGTCATGGGATTTGTGTAAGGATTACTTTGTGAACATGTTTGACACCACAAAAAATTACTATTGTTTCCGATTCCCGTACCAGATGAGTATTAAGGAAAACCTGCTGCTGAAGAGCCAGGTAGAAGACGAGATGACAGAATCGACGTTTTCTGACATACGGTTCCGCATGGAAAATGAGGCGCTGTTTATTGGTACGACAGACGGTGGGTTATTTAGCTTTGACGACATTAACAAGCAGCGCAAGATCATAAAAGCGTTCTATGCGCCAAATATGATTTTGAACAATAAGGCGGCTTGCCAGTTGCCGGCCAAGAAGACCGGCGAGAAGCGGATTTTGACGGTCGATATTGCCCTGATGAGTTCTAAGCGCCGCGACAATGACGCCACCAGCATCTTTTTGAACAGTTTGGTGCCCGACAGTACAGGCAAGTGTACTAGCAACATGGTGTACACCGAAAACTGCGAGGGTATTATTACGCAAGATTTGGTGCTGAAGCTACGCCGCTACTTTAAGTATTTTGAGTGTGACTACATTGGCATTGACGCAAAGGGCCTTGGTGCTCCTATTATGGATCTGCTGATGCACGAGTGCTATGACCCGGAGACGGGCGAGACATACCCACCGCTGAACTGCTGCAATAACCCGGATTTCCAGGAGCGGTGCCCCGACAAGACGGCACCCAAGGTGATTTGGGCGATCATGGGCAGCAGCCAGTTTAATAATGACGTGACAATTGCGTTGCGAAGCGGAATCCAACAGGGGAGAGTCCGGTTTTTGGAATCCGAATATGACTGCGAAGAGATTTTGCGGGCGAACATTAAAGGTTACGACAAGCTTTCACCCATGGAGAAGATGGCGCTGCAGATGCCGTACATCAATACCGGATTGGCTGTAAATGAGTTGGTGAACCTGGAATATGAAGCAACGAATAATTTGATCCGTGTGCATGAGAAGCCCGGCGCACGCAAGGACCGTTACAGTAGCCTGAGCTACAACTATTACATTGCGCTGCAGGTTGAACGCATGATGAGCAAAAACTTTATGCGCAATAAGAAGATTGAAATGAACTTTAGAGCGCCCAGACTGCGGCATTAAGGAGGCGGCTATATGGAAGAAATACAGCAGAAAAAGGTCGCCATGATCAGCCCGGACGGCAAGAAAAGCTTTGTGCCATTGACGGAATTTATGAGTAAGGTGCGGTATGCGAACCTGGCAAACGTGAAGATCCGCGACCTGGTAAATAACCGCGACTACAACCCTACTTATAAAAAGTACACCAAGAGCCAGATTGTTACCTATTTGGGGAACCCGGCCAACTATGAAGTGCAGCTGCGGCAGATGAGCCAATACCTGTTTAATATTTCGAACTATTACAGGCGGCTGATCCAGTATTTTGCCAACATGAGCACGTTCAGTTACATTGTGGTGCCGTATGGCATTGATTATTCCAAGAATGTAAACCTTCAAAAGTTCAAAAAAGGTTACTATGCGGTGACGGCACAGTTGGAAAAGATGAACCTGCGGCACGAGTTCAGCCGGGCGTTAATGGTGGCGTTCCGTGATGATGTGTATTACGGGTACGCATGGGAAACGAACGACAGCTACACATTCCAGCAGCTGGATGCAGATTATTGCAAGATCAGCAGCATTGAAGATGGTGTATACAACTTTGCGTTCAATTTTTCTTACTTTGATTCCCACCGTGAGCGATTACCAAATTTTCCGCCGGAATTTACCACGATGTACAGTGCGTACCAGAAGGATTCCGGCTTGAAGTGGCAGGAGCTGTCAAGTGAGAATTCTATCTGTTTGAAAGTAAACGAGCAGACGTATGTACCGATCCCGCCGTTTGTGAGCTTGTTTAGCGCACTGGCGGATATTGAAGACTACCGGGCGATCAGCAAGGATGCCAGCGAAGTGAATAATTACAAGGCGTTGGCGCTGGAGATCCCGGTGGGGGATGACGGTACATTTTTGATTGACTACGACCTGTGCAAAGAGTTTTACGACATGCTGTGCAACGTGCTGCCGGAGAACATTGGCGCGATTATGAGTCCAATGAAGATCAGCAGCTGGGACTTTGAAAAAAGTGGAGCTGTGAGCGGCAGTGACGATGTGGCAAAAGCTGAAAATTCGATGTGGAAGCAGGCGGGTGTCAACAATATTTTGTTTGGTGGCGGTGAAGATCCCAGCAGTTCGACGTTGAGCCTTTCTACCGTAAATGACCAGATGATTGTGTTTGCGATGATGCGACAGATTGAACGCTGGATCAACCGTAAATTAAAGAGTGTTTCGACGGCAGTTAAGTTTAAGGTAAATATTTTAGATGTGACGTATTTTAACCGGCAGGAAGTGCATGACCGCCTTGTAAAAGATGGCCAGTACGGAATGCCGGTACGCAGTGCCATTATGGCGACAAGCGGATACAGCCCAAGCGATGTGGAGAACATGCAGTACCTGGAAAACACGGTGTTGAACCTGTCGGCCAATGAGGTGCCGCTGATAAGCTCCAACACGCAGAGCGCTGCTGACAGTGATGCCGCGACAGATGAAGGCGGACGCCCCACCAATGCAAGTGAAGGTAAGGCGCTGACAGACGCAGGCGAAAACAGCAGCGAGGAAGACCTGGCGACAGGAGGCTGATTGATCGATGAAGCGTGAAGTTAAAGTACGCGGCCGTGACATGGTACTATATTTGCTACGCCAGAAAAAGAAGCTGGTACGGGAAGAGCGCGACAGTGGCGGCCATACAGTATATATTTTTGAACTTGACGACGATGATTTGAAGGCTGTGCAGGAGTTTGCCGCACAGCAGAAAAAACGAAATTACTTTTGAGAGACCGCTATGCAAGCGGCCTTTTTTAGTTTACGGGGTGATTGGATGTGAGTGAGCGGTTGAACCGCCTGCCAATTACCTTTGAAAAAACCGGAGAAGTGATGGGCAAAGATACGCGTTTTATTAACGTGACGATTGATGTGCTGCATACTGGCGGCAACCTGAACGGATCGCGGTTTGAAAAAGAGGTAGTTGACCGGGCAGCAAAGAGTATTGCGAATACCCCGATCCTTGGATACATTGAGCAGAATGACGATGATGAGCTTGATTTTAAGGGCCACGAACATGAGCTGATTGTGGACGAGGACGGGATTCGATATGTATATGCCGGCAGCGCTTACGGTGTGATACCGGAGAGCTGCAACCCGCGCTGGGTAAGCCGGGATGACGGCACAGGAAAAACACGGGAATATTTGCGCGTTGACGGGTTGCTGTGGACCAAGTTTGACGATTCCTGTGGGATTTTTGAGCGGGATGTGGTGAAAGGGCAGAGCATGGAGATCACCAACATGGAAGGCTATGTGGATAAAGACGGCTACTATGTTGTGCAGAATTTTGATTTTGATGGCTGCTGCGTGCTTTCCACCACTGACCCGCAAATCCGACCAGCAATGACGGGCAGCACAGTTACGGCGAATTTTACCGCCGCGACGATTGCGAGCCAGGTTAAGGATATGCTGGCGGAATACACAGCTTTACAGAGATCTGAATCCTCCAAGGAGGCTCAGATAGATAATTTTGCGAAAGGAGACGATTGCTTGAAAGAAAAAGAAGAAATTCTGGCTTCTTACGGCATTGACGCTTCTACGCTGGAGTTCTCTTTGGAGGAAATTACCATTGAGGAACTGAAAGCGAAGTGTGAAGAGATGGCTGCAGCAAAATCTGCCGAGCCGGAAGAGCCGCAGGGTGAACCGGAAAGTGAGCCGGCGGCAGAGCCTGCTGCTGAACCCGCAGAACCCGAAACCCCGGCAGAACCGGAAGGCGGCGAGCCTGCTGCAGATTACAGCCTGAACCTGTGCGACAAGCTGAACGAAGTAAACGAGGCCATTAGCGCTGAAACCATGATTGACCCGTGGGGCTATGAAGTGAGCCGCTATTGGCTGCAGGATGTGCAGGATGATCTTGCCGTTGTGATGGATTGCCAGGATTGGAAGATCTACAGCTTTACCTTTACCATGGATGGCGACAACGTGAAAGTTGATTTTGCCAGCAAGAAACGCATGAAGGTAAAGTACGAAGCCTGGGATGAAGGCAGTGCCGATATGGGCGTGCCCGCGCTATACAGCACCATGGGCGACAAGGCCAAAGAGCAGACCGAAAAACTGGAGGCTGCCAACAAGCAGTACAGCGAACTGAAAGCAGAGTATGACGAGATGAAGCCGAAATATGATGCTTACGTTGCGGCCGAGGCTGCTGCTGCCAAAGAAGAAGAGAGTGCTAAACGCGAACAGCTGTTTGCCGTTATGGATCAGAAGCTGGATGGCGATGCTGATTATGCCAAGCTGCGAGATAACAAGACGATGGAGTTTACCGTTTTGGAAGATGCTTGCTACAAGCTGTTGGGCAAAAAGGCCGCTGAGTTCAGTTATGTTCCGTCCAAAGAAAAGAAGGGCGAGGTAAACAAGGTCCGGTTTGGCGTGAATGGCACACAGAAGACAGAGAAGCGCTACGGCGACCTGTTCGAACGTTACCTGCATACAAAAGAGTAAAAAAAAAGGAGTTACATATTATGGCTAACATTAAACATGCTGTTGTTGGCACCGATATGCTGGTTGGTTCCAGCAACGCTGCCTACCTGAAGAGTGTTGTTTTTTACAATGATGGCAGCCCTGCCGCCATTGATAATGGCAACATTGTTGTGATTGGTGATGCGATCGGCCCCGAAACCTACAAGGCTGAAGCACCTGCTGCTGATTCCAAGCGTTCCCTGCTGGCCCTGGTTGCCGGCGTTGAGCTGTTTTACGATGAGACCCGCACCCATTACCTGACCGAGTGGGAGAACGAAGCTGGCAAGCCTGTTCGCGTTTACCTGCTGGTTGCCGGTGCTGATTCTTTCCGCGTTACTGCTGAAGCTTTTGACGGTACCCCCGAAAAGGGCAAGTTTGTTGCCTTTGCTGCTGGTTCTACCAAGCTGAAAATTGAGGCTGATGCTTCTGCTGACAATGTTTTTGGTGTGATCAAGCGCGATCCTGTGAAGGTTGGCTTTGGCGATGGCCAGTATACCTATTACATCGTTGACGTGATCGCCTGATTTTTTGTATCAGCGAGTTAGTTATAACTAATTACTGGTGTGGCCTATGGCTGCACCTATCTTTATATGTAAAGGAGTATTAACATGGATGAGAAACTGATTAAGCTGGCCGTTGATGGCTACCATGGCCACCTGGGCGAATACAGCGTGAAAGACAGCCAGGAAGTTCTGCGCCAGGCCATGATTGAGGCTAATAATGGCAAGACCAGCATGAACTACAAAGATATCCGCGACGGTAAGTGCAACAACCTGTTTGCTATTACCGAAGTTCTGATTGATAAGGTCAATGAAGAGGGCCTGAAGGGTGACGAGTTCTTTACCAATTTTATTGAGGACCGTAACACCTCTCTGGGTGATACCAATATTTTCCATGCCACCAAGCCGTGCCTGCTGACTGTTGCCGACATTGCTGAAGGTACCCAGGGCATCCGCCGTCAGCGCCTGGAAGCTGGCCAGGATATTACCGTGAACACCCAGCTGCGTGCTGTGAAGGTTTACGAGGAAATAAACCGCGTGCTGGCTGGCCGTATTGACTTTAATGATCTGGTTGACACTGTTGGCCGCAGCTTTACTCAGTACGATCTGGACAGCGCTTATCTGGCATGGACCAGCATGTTCACCAAGCTGGACCCCGTTTATACCCAGAGTGGTTCTTACAATGAGGACAAGCTGCTGGACCTGATTGAGCACATTGAGGCTTCTACCGGCGACACCGCTACGATTGTTGGCACCCGCAAGGCACTGCGCAAGATTACCACTGCTACCATGGGTGAGCAGGCCAAGAGCGACCTGTACAGCATGGGCTACCTGGGTCACATTGCCGGCACCCCGATGGTTGCGATGAAGCAGCGCCACAAGATCGGCTCTACTGAGTTTATTCTGCCTGACGACACTGTTTACATTTTTGCCGGCGACACCAAGCCCGTGAAGCGCGTTACCGAGGGTGAAGTTACCATGCTGATGGGCGACCCGATGAACAAGGCCGACCTGACCCAGGAATTCCTGATGACCAAGCGTACCGGTATTTCCATTATTCTGGACCGCGACTTTGGCAGCTACAAGTTTGCCTGATTTTGAGCTGAACGATACCCCTGCCGCAAGGCGGGGTTCTTTTTTTTATATAAGGAATATTTTGGAGGTATGTTTTGGCAACTGCGAAGATTACCAATGAGACCATGGTGGAATGCAAGAACGGCACCCATGGCAACTTGTTTTATGCTTCGACCCGCAACCCCGGCTACACCGTTGAGTGGACCGAGTTTGGCGAGGTACAGGAGATGGACTACGCTGAGCTGCTTGTAATGCGTGGCAGCCAGCCGCGGTTTTTCCGTGATAACTGGATTTTGATTGAGGACGCCAACGTATTGCGCAAGCTGGGTGTGGAACGTTACTACAAGAATGCGCTGACCACGGAGAACTTTGACGAGGTATTTAAGTGGACCCCAGATGAGATCCGCGAGAAGGTGCCCAAGATGAGCGAGGGGATGCGCGACAGCATCCGTATCCGCGCAAAGGAGATGCTGAAAGCAGACCAGCTGGACAGCCGTGCCATGATTAAAGCATTGAACGATGTACTGGATTGCGATTTGGAAGAATCCGTTGCATTGGAGGCACCCAAGAAACCCAGAACCCGCAAGAGCGGCGTTGAGATTGTGACGATCGGCGGAACCGAAGAATAATGAGAGGAATGGTGCGGGCCAATGGGCACAAGATACGAGGAAGTTTATGAGCGTTACCGTGGCCAAGTCCGCAACTATGAGTTCCTGGACTACGATGCGGTGACAAGAGAAGCAATGCAGCTGGATCTTTTGAAGATGGCGATCAGCGATTTTGAGGATGTGTGCAAACAGGACCTGAATGATAGGGAAGATGACCTGCTGGAGTTCAACATTACGCTGACGAACCGCGAGAAGGATATTTTGGCACTGGGCATGATTGTGCATTTTGTGCGCCAGTATGTTTATAACACAGACGCATTGCAGAACGGATTGAGCACAAAGGATTTTACGTTGTTTTCGCCAGCCAACCTGTTGGAGAAGATGACGACCCTGCTGACCACGACAGAGCGGCAGCAGATGAAGGAGATTAACCTATACTCTTTCCGCAATGGGGAAATTGCGAGCTTGACTGAGTGAGGTGGTAGCGTATGAACTATGAGACATATGCTGCTATGCTTGGCAGGCACGGAAGTACGCGGCGTGACCGGATGGTTGAAAAGAGCAAACGGGACACGCTGAGAATGGGGCCTGACTCCCCTGCCTATAAAGAGGTAGAGATTGAGGGGGTACCCCACCACATGATGATTATTAGCAGCACGGTGACAAACCAGAAGATTATACGCACCATGCCGGGCGACAACTTTGAGATTGGAAAAATTATGCTGTTTAGTAAAAGCCATTGGCTGATTACAGAGCGCGATGCGGACGATGAAATAACCGTGCGCGGCAAAATTGAGCTATGTAACCGGAGCATCCAGTGGCAGAACCATGAGACCGGGGAAATTATTACCCGGTGGGCGGTTGTGGATAAGCCGTATTTTTCCAACCTGAACGAAGATGTATACATGACCATTTCCAGCCGCGAATTCCAGGTGAAAATACCGTATGATGAGGAATCGGCGTTGCTGGACGTGGGAAAACGCCTGATGATGGAGCAGATTAACAGCAAGCCAAAAACTTACCGTGTGACCTGTGTGGACGCTATGACAGAACGCTATGACTGGAATGACGCCCAGACGGGATTTTTGGTTTTGAACCTTGAACAGGACCAGCATGTGGAAGAACAGGATAACGCCGAAAAGATGCTATGCGATTACCAGGAGGTAAAGCAAGCACCGGAGGATGGCGAAGTGATTATTAAATACGCGGGCGAACCTAAAGTGCGCATTTGCGGGCGTGGCAAGATTTTTAAGGCCACGATTGATGGCAAGCCGCTGCCGGGATGCACCTGGAGCCTGAGCGTTGATGATAAAGCACTTGAAACAAAGGTATACCTTGCCAACAGTGTGCAGTGGAACCGGGTAACTGGGGACAGCTGCCGGGTATGCGCAGAGGATAATGCCGTGCTGAATGGAGCCACCGTGAAATTGACGGTTGTGGCACCGGACGGCAAGAGCACAGACAGCATTGCAGTGAAGGTGGTGGACGTATGAACCTGAGTGAGCTGGGAGAATACAAACACAAAGTAGCCGCCCTGCTGGCACAGGACGACACCATTATTAACCTGCTGCTTGGCCCCGTGGACGATGATACTGACACGGACGAGATGCTACTGGGCGATAAGAGCATTAGTACCGGACATATTTACGAGTTTGAGTATGTGCCGGAGATCAATGAAACGGCGGATACCTACCTGTGCATGGAGACTGTAGTGGCTAAGGCACCGAGCGATACGGCATACAGAGTGTACCTGTACATTTTTGCCTATTGCAATAAGAAGGTAATGAAGAGTTACCGACACCCCGGCGTGCTGGGGACGAAGGCCGATGTGTTGGCCATGAACGTTGACCGTTTGCTGAACGGCAGCGAAGATTTTGGAATTGGGAAGGTACGGTTATTGAACAACGATGTATACAAGCCGAATAATAATTATTACGGCCGCTGCATTACATACGAAGTGATGGCGTTCAACCGCAAGATGGGTGGCGCAAAGTGAAAGTACCGTACTATGAACTGCTGAATCCCGAAGGTTTTATGGTGAAAAACGTGGGCAGAGTACACTCGCCACGACTGAGCGACATTAACAAGCGCGGCTATATGAGCTATCAGTTTGCGCTAAGTACCTTGCTGCTGACACCGCAGGCGATGTTTGAAGACATTGCTAAGGTAACAGGGCAGGAGAACCCGTATGAAGCTTTGAGCGAGGAGGAAAAAGCCACCATAAACACCTTTGATTTATTGAGTATGAGCAAAGAAAGCCAGGCGGAGATGATTGCCGCACTGGCCTTTTTTATTGATGCGCCGCTTGAATATGATGAAGCGCACCATGCTGTGCTGGTGAATAAAACCGAGGTGGACGATAAGATCCTGATTGATGGTTCCATAACGCGAGATAACTGGGCAGAGATTTGCGACATTTGCCTGCAAACCGCGTACATAGACCAGAAGCGGGAGGAAAACTTGAAGTTCAAAAATGAGGCTGCCCGCAAGTTTTATGAACGATTCCAAAAGAAAAAGGCTGAATATGAAAAATCGAAACGAAAAGAGCATAAGAGTAACCCTGATTTGGAGTTGGGGAACATCATCTCTGCGCTGGCGACAAACCATAACAGCCTGAATTATACGAATATTTATGATTTGACGGTGTACCAGGTACATGACACTTTTAACCGTCAGAACATAAAAAAACAAAATGAGATCCATGACATGAACTATGCCGTATGGGGTGGCGAGAACGACCTTGGCGGATGGTACAAACACATGGAGACTGATAAATGATAACGGAGGAATAAGATATGGCTGTAAATCCGAATATGGCGAACCGTGAAGTTGCTGATCTGGTTCTGCTTGATTACAAGACCAAGAAAGTTTTTCTGCCCATTGATTTTGCCAACGTGACCACCACTGACTTTACCGCAAACCGCACGTTTGCAAAGGGCGGCCAGGGCGCACCGAACCGTGTTGGCTTTGATAGCGAGCGTGCAGGCACCCTGAAAGTTGACACCCAGATCATGCCTGTTAAGCTGTTTGCCCTGCTGAGCGGCCAGGACATTGGTAAGGTTGCAAAGATTATGAAGCGCGAGGTACTGACCGCTACCACTGACGGCATTGAACTGAGTGAGACCCCGAAGGCCGGCACTGTGCAGGTTTTTGCTGTTTCTGACGACGCCGGTACTGAGATCAGTGATCTTACCACCAACGACAAGAAGGTTACTGGTGCTGGCCTGCAGGACGGCAAGAACTATGTTGCCTACTACTTCTACGACAAGAATGATGGTGTTCAGACTGTCAAGTTTGATTCTGACACATTCCCGCGTGCCTTTGAGGTCCACGGTATGATGCCGTTCAAGACCGAGGACGACGAGATTGTGCAGTGCGAGCTGGTTTACTACAAGGCTCAGCCGCAGGCAAGTTTCAGCCTGGCTTTCCAGAACACTGGTGATCCGACCACTGTTTCTATCACCTTTGACTGCATGGCCAATCAGGACGGCGACATTTACAGCATGAACTTTATGGAGTGATCAACGCAAATTCCTACCTTATTATGTATAGGTTTGAATTGTGATGTTTGATCCGTGGGGGAGCGAAAAGCTCCTCCATTTTTAGAACGCGAAAGGAGTAGCGTGCATGGAAGACAAGGATACCGGCGGTATTGCCGATGTGAAGATTGAACCTGTTGAAACTGCTGCCCCGTCTAAAGTGCCCCTGAAGCGTCAGGTGCGCCCGCTGAAGGGCGTGGTTGTGTACTGCAACAAGGAACGCGGGTACATGGGTTTTGAATGTGACGGGCACGGCTACCAGGTGCCGGTGAAAGACGGCTATGCCGTGGGCGATGTGGTCAAATTTAAGATTGCAGACGGGAAGATTGAGTTGTGCAAGTAAGCGGACGAAGCAAGTACAATGTGAGCCGTGACAAGAGCAAACGCACCTATGACGGGATTGTGTTTGACTCTGAACTTGAGATGAAATATTACAAGGATGTTGTGCTGCCGGGGGTTGCCAGCGGAGAGATTGTGGACTATCAGCTGCAGAGACCCTATGAGTTACAGCCAAAGTACCGCAAGGAACGTGGGGGAAGAATGGAGACGGTGCGAGCCATCAACTATGTGGCTGATTTTTGGTTGAAGTATAAAGACGGCACGACAGAGGTAATTGACACCAAAGGGTGCCCGGATACTGTGGCACTGATGAAGCGGAAGATGTTTGATTACCTGTACCCGGATGAGCATTTGCGCTGGATTGTGTACCGTAAACGGCGTGGTGGGTGGATTGATTACGACACGCTGTAAACCGGCCTGCCCCTGAAAGATGGGGCGGGCTTTTATTTTTTTTGTAAGGAGTTTTTTATGGAAATTAAAAAGAACATCCGTGTAGGCGACAGAATCCGGTTTGTGGATTTTGTTTGCGACATGTGCGAGAAGGACGGCAAGCAGTATTACGCGCTGTTTGATTATGCTTGGCGCATTGCGGTGATTACCTTTTTTGCCCCGGAAGCGGAGCTGGACAAGATGGACACAGATGAGATGTGTGACTTTGTTTACAGCCGACAGGGCGTTGAGATTGTGGAAGACCCGGACTTTGCGGTGGTTACAGCGGGACTTTATGAGGCATGTGAAGCCGAGATGAAAGACCGGAAAGAAAAATACATGAAGGTATTTGATGCGATCAACCACCCGGACCCGCTTGACCGGATTGCAGACGCCTTTGCAGAGATTGCAGGGAATTTGAGCCAGTTGGGAGACCAGGAATTTTTGGCTGATCTGGTAAAGAAAGTGCGCGAAGGAGAACAGCCCGCAAAGAAGCCACCCGTGAAGATTGAGGTTGTGAACGGCAAGGAGAGTTAAATGGCCAAGACGGTAAGCACACAGAAAGGGCTGGAACTGGAACTGCAGCGGCGAATTAACCTGGCACTGAATGGCGGGACGAAAACGGCTGTGGAGAATTGTTTGAAGAAGCATATCCAGGAAGATGTACTGGATGTATACCAGCCAAAAGTATATGAGCGCCGCGGCCAGGGCGAAGGGGCATTGGAAGCCGACGGCAGCGTGGTGAGCAGCGTGAGAGAACATGTGCTTACGGTAAAGGATATTGGTGTGCCGAATGAATCAGCCGTTGGTGGGCAGTACAAAACCGGCACCAATACACCGCTTGCTGAGATGGTGGAGAAGGGCGATGTGAAAAACATTTGGGGTTCGCCACCTGATGCGGCCTATTTGCACCCGCGCCCGTTTGTGGCAAACACGGCAAAAGAAATCGCAGATGGGAACAGCGCCGTACATGGAGAGATTGTGAAAGCCATAAAAGAGCAGTTCCCTGATAACTAACGCGACGAGAGCTTCGGCTCTTGTCTTGAGCGGCTGATTTGAAAAGAATCGGCCTTTGAAGGCTTGAGCCGAACCGTAAGGGGGAAAGTATATGGCGGAAGATTTAAGTATTAAGGTAAAAGTGGAACCTGACGGCGGTGGTGTGCAGGGGAAACTGGATGAGATTGCGAAAAACAAAAAGTTTAATGTACAGATTGATCCTAAGAGTCTTGAAAAGCAACTGACGAAAATTAGCAAGACGGTAGCCAGTACATTACAGAACAGCATGGAGAAAGTTAGAAAAGAAATGGATTCTTATGCTGAAAGCGCACAACAGGCTGCTATAGTCATTCGTCAAGCCCAGGAGCGTGAAAAGGCGGCACTGATCACAAATGTAAATCTGTTAGCCCAAAGTGCCCAAGAGCGAAAAAATGCTGTTGACGCAATCAATAAACAAACAAGCGCTCAAAAAAATCTAAATGATCAAACTCAGTTGACTTCAACACAAAAGGGTAAGATCGATAATTCAGCTATTATTAAAAACCTTAATTGTGAACGAGACGCTTATGTAGAATTAAGCACAGCCGTTTCTGATTTTAATAAAGTTATTTCTAGTAGTGAGGGTGTAAACAATAATGTTGCGGCAAATAGCATAAAGTCATTAAAACCCGTTCAAAAAGATATTGCAGCAATCGTCACAGACATTTCTTTTAGCGCGGAATCTGAAGATGATATAAAAAATAGTGTATTGTCCGGGTTTAATGCTATTGAAGAGGGGCTAAATGAGGGTTCTGAGAAAGTAAAAACTGTCATTGACAATATCCAAAACAGCAGTAAATCTAGCATTAAAAGTATTTTAGATTTATATTCTGAAGTTATCAGTGCTGGTGACAATGGGTTACTTGCACAATATATAGTAAATGATGAAAATGCTACCAAGGAAGCTATTGCGGAAATTGTAACAAAATACGGTGAAATTGCAGAAGTGTCTACTCATGATGTAGAAACAACTACAGATAAAGCATTTAATAAAATCAGTGAAGCTTTTAATGGGTTGAAAGATAAACTTGCCGCTACAGCGAAAGAGGTTATTTCTGCTGACACTGAAGAAGCAACTAAAAAGGCTGCTGTAAAATATCTAGCTCTTTTTGCACAGATGGCAGATGTGATCGGGGCTTTACCTGACAATGTAAGGAAGAAAGCTATCGAAAATGTAGATTCTGTTACGGAAGACATCGGCAAAGAGATTGAGCAAAAAACCAAAGAGTTATCGCAAAAATATGATGAGGTAGCGGAGCAACCTGACAATAAAGTTAAGCTTAATGTTGATCTCAACGACGAACAGATCGATACCCGCGTAAAAGAAACCAGTTCGTATATTGTTGAGCAACTTAATAAAATGAAGGATGCTCAGCTGGAAATTACCGTAGCTAAGCAGGGAACTCTGGAAGCTGAAAAGGCTATCGTAAAAGCAACCCAAGATAGCATCAATGCCCTTAAAACTCTAGTTGAGCAAAAAGAACAGATTGCGGATAAAATCTCAAAATTGGAATCTGAGGCCACCGGTATTACAGACGGTAAAGACAAGGCTGATGATGCGAAAACCTTGCTTGAAACGCTTTCGGCAATTAACCCAAGCAAGGTAAAAGATGTTCTGGATAAAGTCTCTGCGTTCGTTAATTCTGTGGCAGAGAGCAACCCGAAGCTTGAAACGACCAAAACAAAAGCTGCTGAATTTAATGCGGCCATTGAGAGCATCAATAAAACTTTGGCAATCTCGACGGCCTTTTTGACCAGCTTAACCAAGGAAGATAAAACGGCTAAAGGAAAGCGCGGCGGCAAAAAGACGCAGAAAGCGGATACTACCGAGGTTGATGAAACTGTAAAGCTGCAACAGTTGGTATTGAACGCAGAAAAAGCGGCGGACGCGGTTAAAAATGCTATCACCAATGCCAGTAATTCAATTAGCACCATTACGACCGAATTGAAAACAGCGGCTACCAGTGCAGACGGAGCAAAAGAAGCGACCCGCCCCATGATTGAGGCTGCGATTGCCCTAAACAATACTTTTAAGCAGTATAGTGAATCCCTGGCTGACATAAAGACCAATGCTGGCATTATGAACGGAACCGTAACCAAGGCCAAGCGTGGAAAGAAAGCCACTGCTGAGACTGCCAGCATGGATGATGTGGCCGCCAGTGTTACAAAAGCGAACGAGGCCAGCACCCAGATCCACACGGTGTTTACCAAGTTTGCCAAGATTGGCGCTGCGACAAATGGGTTTGCTGAAAAAGCAGCGCAGATTATTGCGGCATCTGATGAAGTAAACGCTATTATTCTGGCTTATAAAACCACTGGCGAGCGTACAGCGACTACAACGGCTGATGCGGCAAAACAGCAACAGAGCGCTGCACAGGAGCTTTCTGCCCAGATGGAAACTGTTGGTGCGACCCTGAATAATGCCGGCGAAAAGGTTGGCCGGGCTACCACCGCGCTGAGCGAAGCTGCGCAGGCCAGCGGCACGATTGATGCTAGTGTAAAGACCCTTGTGAACGCCGGGAACCGATTGAAGCGGCTGTTTACCAGTTATGCTAACATTGCAGCAGGGTTACAGGAAAACCTGGACAAAGTGGCAGAGATTGATGGCAGCAAGAATGCAACAACTTACCGCAAGCTTGGAAACTTTATCAACAACATCGTTGATTTTTATAAGAAGTCCATTGGTGAGCTGAGTGCCATCAACAGCGTTAAACTGCCGAAAGATGAAAACGGCAAGACGGTGACGCCGAAAGTTGATGCAGCAGTAGCAGAAGCCACCCAGCGATTTAAGGCAACACTGGATGAAGCATTGAGTCAGGCACTGGCTACGCTGAAAGATACCAGCGGCCTTGATGCAAAACTTGCCAAGGCACAGCAAAGTACAGTCGATGCTAAAAAGGCCAAGACTGACATTGTGAATGGCTTTGCGGAAATTACTGCCGTATTTAATAGCCTAACGAATGCAGCCAAGAGCATTACGGACAGCATGACGGACCTTGCCAAACTGAAAACCATGACCGACGAGGTAAACATGGACCAGTTTGCGGAGCTGATTAACAACTCTGTTGATGAGCAGATTAAGAAAATCTCCACTAAGATCCGCAAGGACGCGATGCTACAAACCAGCCCCAACAACGACCGAGTGACATCGCTGGCAATGAAGACCGGCAATATTGGCTCTATGATCAAGCAGATGCCGGACGGCGCTGTAAAAGATAGTTACACCAAGCAATTTGCCGAATTGAACGACGACATTACTGCCTTTTATAATGGCAGCGAAAAAGCCGCAACAACATGGGCAGACATTGTTAGCCGAACTACCGAGATGGCGGAAGGCGTAAAGCAGGTCAATAAGGAAACCCAGGAAGCAGCTAAGGCAGCGGCGCAAGTAGCCAATGAAGAATCGGAAAGTACAAATGCCTTGCTGACTAATGTGGCCAAATGGGCCGAGTTTACTCAGGCATACGATGAGGCTGCTAAATTTCAATTCGACAATAAAACGACTGAAAATTATGATAATTCAGTAAAAAAACTTTCTGCCGATCTTTCATACGTTTTAGAGATTATTGCTCGCCTTGATAAAGAAGGCGGGGATAGGAATGCAGACGTTCTTCAAACTGCAATAAGGGCAGCAGAAAAAGATATTGCAGACATTAAAACCCAGACAGCTCAGTTACAAGAGCTTTCTAAAATTGATCCTGCCGCCAGCATCTCTAAGGCTTCGAAGCTAGACGTAAATGGTACAGAAAGCGCAAAAATTACTCGTTTGCGAGAAGAATTCAAAGAGACTCAAACAGCTTTAGAAAAAGCCAGAAAAGAGTATGAAAAAGACTGGAGTTCCGAAAACTTTGACAAGCTTAAAATCGCTATGAATAATTGCGCATCTGCTGCTAAAAATTTTACAACAGCAGTAAATACAGCCAATGACACCATGGCTGATAATAGCGTTAAAAGTAATGAGCGCCAGTTTGAGCAGATTAAGGACTTTTTGGCAAACTACCAGACGATGCTAACGGCTTTACAGCGGAGCGCTGGCAATAAGGGATTTAAACAGAGAGACGATTATCAGCAAACTGAAAGTGCTCTTAAAAAAATGGTTGAAGAAGCCGAAAAGGTTAAATCTGCGGCTGACGTTCCAACTTTTATTGCTGCGATGGCCAAGCAGTTTGAAAATGCCAAAACACCGATTGAAAGTGTCTCTGATGCGTTGAACGCTGTTAAAACAAAGATTGGCGAAACAAAGGCGGAAGCTGATAAGTTTAATGGCAACCTTAAATCTCAGCGTGATGTGAACACTTATATTAAGAGTGTTTCTAATTCTTTGTATACAGCACAGAGGTATTTGTCTAATAACTCTAAAATTACAACTGATCCTGCGATATATGCACGATATCTTGAGTATATTGAACGCTACCAGGAATTGCTAAAATCCGGGAAGATCACACAGCAAAACGGCCAGGAATATGCAAGCAAAGCATCCAAGGAATTTGCAGAACTGAAAAAAGCAGTACAGGATGCTGGCCTTGAGACTGACACGCTGGCGATGAAGTTCAAAAAACTGTTTGAGACAAATATCAAGAGTCAGTTTGCCAGCCAGGTAATTAACATAGTTGAGCAAGGGTTACGACAGATTTACCAAAACGTGGTGAATATTGATTCTGCCATGACCGAGCTGAAAAAGGTTACAAACGAAACCGATAATACATACGATGCATTTTTGGATGATGCCGGTACGCGAGCAAAGAATCTGGGCGCTTCTATCAGCGATATTGTAACGGCCAGTGCTGATTTTGCACGGTTAGGTTACAATTTGAAAGATTCCAAAGAATTGGCTGACGCGGCCGTCCTGTACCAACATGTGGGGGATGGAATTTCCAGTGTCAATGACGCTAGTGAATCTATCATTTCCACAATGAAAGCGTTTGGCGTTGAAGCAAAAGATGTAACCAGCATTGTTGATAAATTTAATGAGGTGGGTAAACAATATTGCCCCAAATTTACTATATCGGTTAAAAGGTGGAGGCACCCAAGACCGAGGAAAGATATGGAATTTAACGATAACTTCCTGTATGGCAATAGGGAGGTTATTTTTTTTATGTGTACAAGAAATAACAAAGGTCAGTTTATTAAAGAAACAATCTCTAACAAACGAAAACATAATAAAATTCCGTTGTTAAGATTGCCATACACTTTAACTGCGGAACAAGTTGAAGATAAAATCGTTAAATTCTATAAATCCCTAGAGACTGCAGGATATACTTGGCAACAGGTATGTTGAAGTAAATTCTGATAAGACATCGGTAATATACAGTCCGAACTCATGCTATAACCTAACACTTGAAACATGAGAGGTAGCCAGAAATGACTACCCGCCGTATTGTTTACGGTCAGTAACGGTTGATCCGTGAAAGTAACAGCTTGAATAATTATGCCATCTCCTCGGCTGGAGTTGGCAGTGCGCTACAGCGCTCGGCATCCGCCTTGCATACCGCAGGAAACACGTTGGATCAGAGTATTGGTATGATTGTGGCTGCCAATGATGTTGCGCAAGACCCGGAGTCGGTAGGTAACGCGCTGAAAGTATTGTCACTGCGCATCCGTGGCGCAAAGACCGATCTTGAACAGATGGGCGAAAGCACTGATGATGTAGCAGTAAGCACCTCTAAACTGCGTGACCAGATCAAGGCATTAACCAATGTTGACGGTAAGGGCGGATTTGATATCCTGACCAAGAGCGGGGATTTTAAGTCCACCTATGAAATCATGGAAGGCATTGCCAACGTCTGGAAAGAAATGAACGACGTTGACAAAGCATCCCTGTTGGAACAGGTTGCTGGCAAGAACCGCGCTAACGTTGTTTCCGGTATGCTGGACAACTGGAAGGACGCACAGAATGCCGCCAAGACTGCCGCTGAATCTGCCGGCAGCGCCACAAAAGAAAACGAGACTTACCTTGATAGCATCAATGGTAAAATCTCACAGTTCACAGCAGCATTTGAAAAACTTTCCAAGGATGTGCTGGATAGCGATCTGATAAAATTCTTTATTGAATTAGCAACACATATTGCCAATCTTGCTGATGAAGCTGTGAAGCTTGTTGACAATTTTGGACTAATTCCAACTGCACTAACTGGTATTAGTACAGGGCTTGTAACGTCACTTATTAAAAACAAAGGCACCAGTGGTAAATTGTATGCCCGTTTACACAAGGGGAATAGTTGTGTAGGATGCAGGTGCCAAATAATTAAATACCCAAATTGCTGGGAAAGGCTAAGAGCCGCATAGCCATAGTGAGCCGGTAATGGAACACTATGGAGCCGAAAGGCAGAAACAAGTATGCGGATGCGGTATGCTGAGAGAAAAGCCGCCCCTACGGGGTGGTGCTAACCCGCGTAAACAATGCTTAATCAGCAGCCAAGATACCGCGTGCAAGGATGTGCGCAGAAGAAGATGTGTGAACTTTGGTGTTTTGGTTCATCGACTGTATGGGTAGCCCTATTCCATGGTGAAAACCAGACGGGAAGAAAGACAGTCAGAGCATTACGGGAAAGCCGTAAGAAGGTTATAAAAGATTTACGAAGGTGGTTTTTGAGGAGATGAGTTGAAAGTGGAATGGTTGAATGGTATAATTGATAAGGTCAAAAAATCACTGGCTGTTAAGCGTAATATTCATTGGATTAAAAAACATAAAAAGGAATTGCGCGAAAAATATGGTGGCAAATCTATTATTGTATATAATCAAAAAGTTATTGCCGCAGAAGCCGACCATCGTAATATTCCAATGGAGAAGTGTACCATACAAGGTTCAGTGTGGTATGAAGTGCCTAATATGAAGCTAAACTTTGAACAGCATATCATTGATATAAAATACGAGAGGTAATTAAAATAATGGCTGGGTTTACCATCAATTACACAATAGGTGATACTAAATTTTTATGGGTAACAATCAGTACACCATATAATGATGGAACTGGCCGTATTTGGCGTGGTAATGGGATTTTAGATACTGGTTCTTCGTCTAGTGCCATATCTGAACGTTTAGCCAGAGAGCTAAAGTTGGCCTCTATGGGGCTAAAAACATATCATGGTGTTAGTGGCAAAGACTGCGGAGACGTGTATAATACGACATTAGAAATATGCGAGACTATTCCAGTTACAAGTGTTCAACTAGGAACATTCCATGATCCAGAAGAAGATTTCGATTTCTTAATTGGATTAGACATCATTAAATGTTGTAACCTTAGTCTACATTCTCATGACGGAATTATAACACTGCGGATGGAGTGGCCACCAGAATAATATATAAAGATAAGCCCTGACCTTTAATGGCCGGGGCTTTTGGTATTTTTAAGAGGTAATTTTTTTATGGCATTTATGGAAGGTATTTTGAAGCCTTGCCAGCGCAAGGTACTGTTTGAGCGAGAATATAGTGCTGAACAGGATACGATGATTTATAAGTGCGAATATGTTATGCGGGCAGTAGCAATCAACTGCAAAAGACTGACGGCAAACCAAGCGGAGCAAATGGACAAGTTTGCGATGATGGGAATTTATAACGGCGGCTGTTTTAATTGCCTTAAAAATCAAGGAACGGAGGGGTGATTATGGGTGCTACATATAAACCGAACGTTAATCTAAACAATCGCAAAAGTACCAGAGAGATGTTTATGCCAAGTAGCCAATCTACATATAAGGAAGAGGATTTTATGACAATTCAGATTACGGGCAACGCCAAAGAGCTTGCGGCGCTAATTAAAGAATTACAGGGGCAGGAAAACGCCAATAACAACACACAGGATGTTGAACAGTTTTTTGAAGAACTAAAGGAAGGCTTATCGTCAATCTTCAAAATTTAAGACGGAGGGTTACAACGGCTACATGGCGTGTAGTATTTTCGTGCTTCTGATAGATCCATAGCCATACTGCTTTTACGAAGATAGGAACAACCTGCACGATGATATTTAGAGCCTGTTTTGGTAACATAGACTGTGTAACTATCGGTAATCACAGATGCTGAATTTGTTGTTTCAGAAGAAGTGGGAGCAGAGTAAGATTGAACCGATGATTGACCAGCAGAGTAACCGCTGTTGTATCCGTCTTTTTTGCCAGCCTCATATCCTTCGTTATATGATTCTTTGCTGGCTTCTTCCTTGCCGTGTTGTTCTCCAATGGAATAGCCTTGATTATATCCTGCCGTTTTCCCGTCTTCGTATGCGGAAGTATAGGCTTTCTTTTTACCGGCACTATAACCAGCATCATAGCCGTCTGACTTGCCTTTATCATAACCATAGGAGTTACCGGCGTCATAACCGTTCTGATGTCCTATGTCGTATCCTTCGGAGTAGCCTTGATCGTACCCCGATTGAATTAGAATAGGCTTTTGGTTATCATACCAACCAAAGAAACAAAGAGCGGCGATAGCAAGCGTTGTAATATTTATAAGAACAGCAGGAATGGCAGAACGGATAGTAGGTAGCCTATGTTTTTGAGGTGCAGGAGATTCTGTATTTTGAGTCTGAAGCTCCTGTAGATTTTCGTCAGGTGTCATGATTTATTCCTTTTATGAGGTGAGCTTTATGGACGGTGGAGATTTCGCTTTAGCTATTTTATGTTTCTTTGCGACCATAGGAATGTCGTATATGTTAATGTCTGTTATAGTTCGGTAATACCGGTTTAATGTTGTATTAACTACACACCTATGCTATTATATAATTATTCCAACAATCAATAAGGAGTGGTTGTATAATGACTGAGCTTGAAAAGAAACAAGAAGAGATCCGCCGCCAGCAATTCACTTATGTTCCTAAGAATAAAGGAACACAAAAAGAGGATATCCAGAAGCCGCCAAAACCAAAAAATGATAAGGGGTGATGCTAATTGACAGCAACGGATATAATTAGTTATATTGAAGCCGTGCCTTTGGTACTTAAATACATTGCGCCAGGGTTTATATTTTTATGGATTTATACGCGATTGCATGACAAAAAACTACCAGAACATTATATTATGTGTTCTGTTGTAGTTAGCTTTATTCTTGTTCTTTGTGTTAATAATGTGGTATGGGATTTTGTAATTGCAGTTGTAGCAGCTCTTATTGTGTATGTCTTGAGCCGTACCACCTGGGTAAAAAATCTTTTCAAAAAAACGATATCCTTTTCGCCCAGTAAAACTGTTTTTTACGATGTGATAGACTACGAAAAGGGCACCTATATTTACGTTAAAACTGATAAATGGATTGTCAGCGGTATATATATTGGAATTGATAAAGATGCCATGGGAGTAATTGTAAAGGATTACAAGCTCTATAATGCGACAGGAGACGAGTTTGACACGCCGGAATGCAGTATAGCCACTGTGCCGTTGAACAGAATTGAATATACGAGCTTGACTTACCCTGAAGATTCTAAGGTAAAGAAATCTTGGTTTGATAATTGATAAGGTGTGTAAAGAACTCAACAGTGGCTATGCTGTTGGTTTTTTCTTATAGTTCGCCTTATCCTCAGAACCTCGTCTTACACTTCACGCACACGCGGTTGACATTGTTGGATGTTAATATACAGGCCAGTCTTTCCCGATTATACCAATTACAACAAATCCAGTAGTTTCACCATACAAGGTTCCTTCTTCATATTCGTCGTAACCATAATAAGTTCTGCCATAACCAGTTTGATTGTTGTATGTTTGCCCGCCAAGACGAACAGGGTATTCAAATGGGATTTTATCTTCATCATTTATTGGTTTGGTTATGACTTTATATAATTCTTTGTATAGAGCAGACATTCTAGTTTTTTGTTCTGACATGGCAATTCTTTTAACACGGCTTTCTGAAGAACATCCTTCCTGTTTTAAGTCAGTCATTGTCATGCCGGAATCAATATATTGTATACCATAATGATATTTTGTTACAACTAATAAAAAAGCTCTTGGATACATAAATTCTGGAATTGTTAAAAAACTCTTATCAGAATCACAGAATTTGCTCATAACAGGGGTAGTTCTAGTGTCTTTGGATAACCAAACTTGCATGGAATTTTCTTCTGTTACATCATTGATAGAATTAAGAACTCGATATGTGCTTGCTTGTGTTTCTAGGTCAGAAATTTTTTCATCTACTTGCGACTTTTTCTCTTCCAGCTCCTTGATTTGGCGCTCGTACTCGTCGCTTTGCGCTTCCAGTTCTGCAATGCGGGCATCAATCTCTTGCAGTTCTTTTTCTGTCATGAGTTACTCCTTGGCAATTAGCATCTTTTATAAATATAAATTTTCTTTCACACCTTGGACATTCCCAGATATTATACGGACGGTGTTCAAATACGCAACGCGAATGTGTATTTTTTAATTCTATATTACAGCCAGGACAGGGAGCTGGTGCATGTGCTTCTTTTGACTTTGCAACATTCTGAGATGAATAATTATCGTAAATCTCATCATGTGCATAGTAAGGAATAAGATAATCCGAATATCCTCCGTCTTCACCAGAATAATAAACTCTACCACAGTAGTGCATTCCTACAAAATGTTGTTCTTGATGCGACACACAGATTCACCTTCTACACCGCGCTGCGCAGCATTACCATTCATACCCACAGCTGTTACAATGCCAAGTCTTTTTCACTTTCTGGCTAAAGATACCGAACAGGCCCACAGACACAGCCTTTGCACCCACGGACACTTTGCGCAGGTCGGTGCTGCCGCAGGTGGGGCATTTGGGGGTATGAAAAATACGGTCGTGTTCTTCTTGGATACGCCGTTTCTTTTCCTCGGAATACTTGAGCATGTCGTTATAGGCTTTTTTGCTGAAGTGTTCGCTGGGGTAGACGTATTTTTCACGAAGAGCTTCATAAGTGTCTACATTTGGTTTCTTAATTTTTATCTCTTTTTCAAATGTTAAAACGTCTTGATTATCCAAAATAATAGGGTCTTCATAGCTGCAACATTCACAAATGGGAAATTTGCTTGGATTAAAGTATATATCTATATAACCGCAATGTGGGCAAATAACATCTATAGCACTAACCGCCACTTTTGACCTCCTAAACAGTAATTATAACCTTATAAAGATTATATCACACAATAATCTCTTATACAACAAAAGATACAAGAAATGTTTGGGAAGCTCACTGGTTTTATGAGTAATGACCAAGTGGCAGCAGATACCGCGGCATTGCAATTATTTATCGACAAGGTAAAAGTTTTACCTGACACTGCCGATAAAGCCAAAAAGAAGCAGAACATCCTTAACGAAACCCTCAAAGATTCCAGCCAAGTAGCCAAGGACGTTGCGCGGAACACCAACAACCTGGACGACGTGATGAAGGTTTATACGGCCAGCACACGGACGGCTACCAGCGTGGCGAAGTCGTTTGGGAAAGCGCTGCTTGGTACTATTACTACAGCGGCGGTTGCAGCGGTAATCGGTTATGTCGTAAAATCTCTTGCTACACAGATCGATAATGTAGTTCATGCCTATGAAAATGCCCGTGATAAAGTTTCCGAGATGAACCAGAAGCATGAGGAAGCTACACAGAAAGTCGAAGACTTAACTCAAAAGATTGAAGAACTCAAAGCTAAGATAGACGAGTGTAAAGATAGCACAACTGGTAATCCTGTGGACCCAGAAAGTTATGATGCGTTAGAGCAACAGCGAAAGCAATTACAAACTAACTTAGACTTACAAAAAGCAATGGCTGAATCAGCCGCACACGACACTCGTGAAGCAGTATACGCTCAACAAGATGCCTCTTCAACAAAGATTATTTCCGCTCCTGCCACCGTTAAAAGTGCTGGTATTTCTGGAATATATCAAGGTAATCAACATGAACGGTTGCAGCAAGCAATGGACGACTATAAAACGTTAGCATCAGCCATAGAAAACCTTGATAGTGATCTTGCTAATGGGAAAATAATCCAAGCTGTCTATGATACTCGCTTAGCTGCGTTTAAGGAATTCCAAGAAAAATTACAAGCTTATATAAAAGAGTCCGGCGATGATCTTAATACCGAAATGGATACGCTGCTCAACAACGCCACAAATGAACAAAGTAAGGATGCTGATAAAACTAAATATCAGGAACGTATTAAAGTTTTATCTGATACTCAACAGGCGTTCTTGAATTTCTGGAATTTATACTATAACAATATTCCCCTTATTACACAAGCCACTGACGACTTTACTCAATCTGTGGCTAACGGCGACGATAGTGTTAAAGCGCTGAACGATGCTATCAATAGTGGGGATGACATTACTTTAACTAGCGAAGCATATAAAGAAGCTGCGAATTTAGCAAATAAGTACGGCGTTAGCGTTGATGAACTTATTAAAAAATTGCAAGCTTTACATGATGAGCAAAGTAAAGGTAGCAGTAGCGACGACGACTGGCGGTTTGATGCGGCCGGAGACTTACAGAATTTCTTCTCTAATTTTACTGACAGCACCAGCAACTGTTATAAACAGACCAAGGCTCTTGAATCCGCCTTTAAGGACATGGGCGAGCAAGGACACCTAAGCAGTGAATCCTTACAGGCATTACTAGCGGTTTACCCTGAGCTGATCAACGACATGGAAGTTGAAAATGGCGTTGTGACCATCAGCCAGGATCTTTTGGAGAGCAAGTTTGGCACGATGAAGAGCGCCATGATTGCTCAAACGCAAAGCCAGATTGACTCCACGAAAGTAACTATCCAGCAGACAAATGATCGTATTGTACAGTATCAAAATGAAATTAAAATTCTGAAAGAGTTATATGGTGCCATTGGTTCTATGCCGTCAGTTGGCTCCGCGCCTTATAGTAACAACGCTATTAGTGCGATAAATGATTATAATAAAGCCGCACCGTTTGGTATCCCCGACTACTCTAACTGGAACAACCTTTCATATCCGATTGGTCCTACGTCAGAGTTTAACAACAAACTAGACCAGCTTAATTCAAATCTAGAAAAAGAGAAAGCCAAAGCTAAAGATGCTCAGAAACAGCTTGAAGATCTTGAAAAGAGTTTGGCCGTAATGAATGGCTATGGTCTTAGCGGATTTAGCGGTGCCAAGCCTAAATCCGGCAAGAGCAGTAACAAAGGTGCCACTGATGCCCAAAGTGCGGCGATTGACGCATTGGACAAGAAGGCCCAGGCGCTGAAAGAAACCTATGAAGCACAGAAAAAGGTGTTGGAAGACCAGAAAGAGGCCATTGAAAAGGTTATTAAGGAACTGGAAAAAGAGCAAACGGTTCTGGATGGCATTATTAAGACTGTAACCAACCGCATTGACAAAGAAATTGACCGGCTGGAACACCAGTGGGATGACCTGAAAGAAAAGCTGGAGAAGGATAAAGACAATCTGGATTCCGCCATCAATGGTGCCAACTGGGTAATTGAGCAGCGGGTTAAAGAGCTGGAGAAAGCCAATGACGAATTGGAGGACAGTTACCAACCGCGGATTGATGCGCTGCAGGATGAGATTGATAAGCTGAATGAGGCCAACGATGCACAGGAAGAGGCTATTAGCCTGGCACAGAAGAAAGCTGCGCTGGATGCTGCATTGGCCGCCAAGAATGTGCGCGTGTACCGTGAGGGCAAGGGCTTTGTTTGGGAAGCCGACGAAAGTGCTGTTAAGAGTGCCGAAGAAGATTACAATGATGCCTTGCGCGACAAAGAGCACAATGACGCCATTGATAAACTGACCAAAGAAAAAGAGGCCCTGGAAAAAGAGCTGGAGGACAAAAAGCAGGCCAACCAGGACAAGATTGACGCTTACAACGATTACAAAGAAAAGCTGGATGATGCCCAGAATGCTTATACTAATGCCAAAAACCTTGAGATTTTGCGCAAGCTGTACGGCGACAATGCCGATCAGATGATCTTGAACATGGACCAGAGCATGATTGATAAAATCACCTCTGATTACACGGAAAACATGCGCCAGACGGACTATGTGGAAGATCAGATTGAGCAGAACAAGAAGCTGATTGACCAGCTGGAAGAGTATAAGAGCAAATGGGAAGAGGTTGCGGACGCTTACGAAACCGAGCAGAACCGAATCAATACCGTAGCGCGGATTGGAGCTGACTGGGAAGAAAAAATCCTGGGCCAGCGCATGGATGTGCTGACGGACTTTAAGAACCACTATGTTGATGTTTTGAAGCAGATTAAGGATAAGACCAAAGAGGTTGAAGACCTTGAGTTGCAAATTAAGGTAGTGGAAAAGAAGTACAACGAAGATAATGCTGAGATTGAAAAACAGAAGAAAGAGCTGCAATGGGAGAAAAACGAGATTACTCGCGCTAACCATGCAACCGGCATTATGAACGTTGCGGCCTTTGAACGTGCGCGTGTTGATGAGGCTGGGCCTGAGATTGTTGTACGGCAGCCGGAAGCCGGACGCTATACCAGCCTGGAGGTTGGGGACGGCGTTGTGCCGGGAAACCTGACCCGCCGGCTGTTCAGCGCGGCAATTAACCCGGAAGCTTTTGTGGAGAGTGCTATTTTGAAGCGGATGGGGAATGTGAACGCTGAGTTGGCTAATGCTGGCAGCAGCGGCGTACACATTGGCGACATTAACATTGTGATGAACGGTGTGAATGACGTTGAGAATTTTGGCCGCATTTTGCACCAGAACATTGGCTCCATTATGGCGCAGGAGTTCAGCAAGCGGTAATTATAAACAGGACAGAGGGAAACCAACCGAGAGGAATCAGCGGTTAGGTCCCTTATATAATAAGGTAAGATGGCGGCTGTTGCTTTTTAAGGAGGTCATGAATCATGTGCTATTTAGTAGCGAAAGATAGATATGCTCATGGTTGTATTGCTTTGAAAACAACTCACGGCAAGCATCTTGTTGAAATGAAAAGAGCCTTAAATGCTGTGGTTGGCGATAAAGGCGTACAGTTAGTGACGATTAGCAGACCAACAGCATATGGCGAGTATGCTCCATACCGATTTACCAAAACAGAACAAGAATTTAATGCTCTTGTACGAGCAATGCGATAATTTTATAAGTCAATTTACATCGGGTGACAGATTGTTGTTGTCCGGCTTTTTGTATGGTATAATGACCCTATTATAATAAAGTAGGAAGTGTTGTATCTATGGCAAAGACTGAGACCCAAAACAAGCCGAACACGGAGTTTACTTTTAACCCGGAAGCCAAGAACAATAAAAATAGCTCCTCTTGGAAAAAAGCAGAGGACAAAAAGGAAAATAAGTGATGGAAATAACACAATACTTAAACGAGCTAGTTGCCATGATTCCTGCTATTTTGCAGTATGTGGTGCCTGGTTTATTGATGTTATGGATTTATAACAGGCTGCTTGACAAACAGTTGCCTCAACATTACCTGGTTTATTCTGTGGTAATTAGTTTTCTGCTTATGCAGGTGGTACCAACCAAGAAGTTACAGTATGTCATGGCTTGCGTTATTGCTGCCGTTCTTTCTGTTATGCGCAGGAACGTAAAAATTAAGCAGGTGTTGCATAAGCTGTTCAAATGGTCCCCAAGCGATAGCGTGTGGGAAGATGTTATTGACTATAAACGTGGAACCAATATGGTAGTCTATACAGACTGCGAGAACGATTTCAGTGGTTCTTATGTTGGAATGGATGATAAAAAAAACGTATTACTTTTATCTGGATATGATGTTTTAGATAAAGAGGGTAATGCCCTTACAACAATGGATGACCGAATTGTTATGATTCCCAGAGGAGAAATTAAATACGTTGAGCTTTGTTATGATGAAAAATCAGATGTAAAGAAATATTGGTTTAAGCGATAAGTACGATGACGATATACCGGGTGGCCTATGTGGCTGCCCGGCTTTTTTATTTTGGAGGAAAAGCTATGGCGAAGAACACATTGGATGATGCCATTGCGGGGCTGAAAGACCTGGCAAAAGAGGTGAAGCGTTACTGCGAGAGACTGATTAGCAATGCCAAGTTTGACCGTACAGCTGTTGGCACGATTGTGAAGGTGCTGGATGATCACAGCGGCTATGTAGTGGCGGCTTTTGGCAAGGAATACACCATTGCGAGTAATGCGCTGTTCCAGGTGAACGATGCCGTGGCTGTGATTGTCCCGCAGAATGACTTTAAGCGGCTGTACATTAAGCCGTATGAAATTGACCGGAACCTGTTGAAGCAGGACAAGGTTGAGGAAGACTTAAAAGATTATGTGAATAAAGTTGACAAGCTGCAGGAACAGGTGGACGGCAGGGTTGAACAGTATTTTTATAACTACGACCCGACACTTGAGAACTGGCCTGCCATGAGTTGGAAAGACGACACCACAAAGAAAGCGCACAACGGCGATTTGTTTTATAACACCAACAGCAAGAAAGGCTGGCAATGGACATACAACGAGGAAACAAAAACCGGCAGCTGGGTAGAAGTGACAGATAAGGAGACGCTGGATGCGCTGGAAGCCGCAAGCAAGGCACAAGACACCGGAGATGGTAAGCGCCAGGTATTTACGGCTGATGCCAGCAAGGGGGAACACCCGGAGCCGCCGTATGACACGGGCGATTTGTGGTTTAATGGAGAAGATATTCTGGTTTGTACGGTAGCACGCACGGCCAGTGACAAATATAATGCCAGCGATTGGGTAAAAAAGGATAGTTACGCCAGCAAAGATGACATGAAAAATTATGTAGATGGTGTAACGAAAGATATGCAGGACCAGATTGACAGCAAGGCCGAGCAGCACTTTTACGCCTATGACCCTACGCTGGATAACGAGCCGGCCAAGAGCTGGACGACAGATGAAGAAAAAGAAAAACATGTGGACGACCTGTTTTATAACACAGAGACAGGCAAAGCATACCGATTTATGAAAGGTGACGATGGCAGCTACAAGTGGGAGCTGGTGCAGGACAAAGATGTAACCAATGCACTTGAGGCGGCCAGCAAGGCACAGGATACGGCGGATGGAAAGCGGCGTGTGTTTACGGCAGATGCCAGCAAGGACGAACACCCCGACCCGCCGTATGACGAAGGTGATTTGTGGTACACGGGGGCAGAAGTGCTTGTTTGTGGAAAACCAAAGGCGAAAGGCGAGGCATATGATGCCGGCGATTGGGGCAAGAAAGACAATTACACGAACAAGGACGAAGTGATTGATGCGGTTGATAAGAAGCTAACGCAGGAGGACATCTTTAACCGGCTAACCAATAATGGAGCAAACCAGGGTATGTTTATTGAAGATGGGAATGTGTATTTTAATGCGACTTATATTAAATCTGGCGAGATTAACTCTGACCTGATTAAAACGGGCAAAATTAGTTCAAAGGATGGAAGTGTTTATTTTGATCTAGACAATTCAGTAGTTCATACAACAGATGGACAGTATGTCACAACGCTTGATAAAAATTCTATTATTGTTAAATCTGGAGAACGTATGCTATCACAACTTTATGGGTATAGCGAAACTTATAGAGATGACACAATAATGTATGGAATTTTGAATATGTATGACTACGGACAAACACTTGATTCCGACGATTTTTCGCTTAGGGATCGATGTACTTTGACGGGTACTAATATTACATTTGTAGACCATTCTAATAGTGAAACGTCATATTTAAGTAGCAGTGAGTTAATGACACATAAAATTTACTTTGGCAATGTCCCAGGCACCATTACAGCTCAAAAAAATGATGATAGCGGAATGCTTGTGTCTTCTTTTACAACAATCCAATCTCGCGGAAATATTCAGCTGTATAAAACTGGAAGTAATATTCCTAGTTTCTACATTTACGATGGTACAACCAACTGGGGCGGCCAAACGCTTGGTTGGGATGGCAGCAAAGAAGTGACCACCCTTGGCGCAAGCACCCAGGCCGTACCGTTTATTTATGGCATTGAGCTTGTGAAAAATGCGCAGGGGTATGTGACAGACGTGAAGCTGAAACAGCATGGGTTGCGGTTTATTGGCGGCATTTTGGTTTAATTTTGACGAGGAGATTTTATGATGGAAAATTTTAATTTGAAATGTGAACAGTTGAAGACTTACATTTGTGACGGTGTGAACCAGGTTGGATTGCCGCCGTATGCAGTGGAGTTGATTTTGGAGAGTTTGCTGCGTGATGTGCAGAATATCCGCAAGAGCGCGATACAGGAAGAGATGGAAGCGGCTAAGAAGGCTGCGGCAGAAAAGGCCGAGAAAACACCGGTTGATGCAGCAGAGGATAAGCAGGAAGAAAACATAAAATAAACATAAGCCAATAGCATTATTGAAAGATGAGAATAACCGCCTGACCTTGATTGGTTGGGCGGCTTTTGTTGTTTAGAGAGGGAGGGGAGTGGCGGGAGGATGAGCAAACCAGCATTATATACCGTATCAGCATTTGATGCGACAAAAGATTATACATTCCGGTTCCGATACATTGGTGTGATTACCAAGGTGGAGGCACAAATTTGGGCAAATGCCATGAGTGCAGAGGAACTGGGCAGCCCAACTTACCAGAGCGGTGAGGTGAGTACCCAGAGATCCGAGTTTACTTTGAAGGCCAGCAGCATTACAAACAGCAGCGCGGCGTTTGGCATTAAGGTACGGGTGTGCGGCCAGGACAGTGTGTGGAGCGAATGGAGCGACATTCTGCTGTTTTATTGTGTGGAGACACCGGTGTTTAAGTTCAAAGAGATCAGCACCAAGGACAAAACCAACATTGAATACAGTGCTTTTGAGTTTACAGTGCAATACGAGAGCACCCAGGGCGAAGAGCTGAACGAATATACGATTGAACTGTATGATGCCAGCAAGAGCCTGGTGAAAAGCAGCGAGACGCTGCGGGTGCCGGACAAGGCGTATATCATCAGCAACTTACGCAACGACACGACGTATTACGCCAGAGCACAGGGCATTACCCAGCACGGCATGAAGCTGGACACTGGATTTTGTGAGCTGCTGATTGGCTATGTGGGCGGTGACGGCTATGCGGCTGTGGCGCTGGAAAACCATTATGAAGAGGGTTGCATTTGGGTGAAATCTTATGTTGTGACGATTGAGGGCAAGGACCGCAACGACAATAAGGATGATTACCACTATGTAAGCGGATCGGCCGGGGACCAGGCAGTAGACCTGACGGTGGACGACACCGACCCGGTTAAGGCCGACATGACGTTCAAAGACGGATTTAAGGTACAAGGCAGCCATGTGGAAGAAGGAAGCGTGGTGGACAGCAGCTATGCCTTGGGGCTGAACATGAGAAGCGACCGCTGGAACAAGCTGCTGATTGGGCTGTGGAATAAACGGAGTAACGGGATCAGTATGCCGACAATGGATGAAGATCCGTATGCTTTGAAGTTGTTTTTGTGCCGGCGCGACATTGCGGACGATTACAGCAGCAATGCTTACAACTACCAGACAAACGAAAAGAAAACATGTTATTACCTGGAACTGACCTGCGGTGGATACTGTTTGCAGAGCAATGTAAAAACCAGTGCGCCGACTGGATGGTTTAAGGTGTATTTGAAAAACCAGGGCGGCCTGTTTGAGCTGCACTGGGAGTAAAGGAGGGGTGTGGAATGATTGTGGGAGCCGATATTTTGATGGGACAGAATGCGATTTTGCCATACCCACCTTATAATGAGGCGCTGAATGTGCTGAAGCTGCAGAACGGTGTTTATGACGACCTGCTGTTAAGCCGCGATGCCGACAAGGATTACGGCAAGTACAATCTGGACAATGGATGGCAGGCCCAGACGGCCATTTATGCGGCCTTTAACGGTGATACCCTGGGCGGCAACCTGCGCTACCGGGCAGAACAGATCAGCGAGATGCGGTTAAAACGACGCCGGGTTGGAACCTACAATTGGATTACCTTGGCGACCAAGCACCGGCCAACCCCGGTGAATGATGAAACCCTGAAGGAATGGGAAAAAGAACTGAACAACTGGGTACACATTGATTGGTACGCAGACGGGCGCAACACCGAGTATGAGTATGCGTTTGTGCCGATTATTGACGATGCCGAGCAGGATATGTTCACGAACAAGATTTTGAGCAGCTTTGATGGTGCAGTGCTGACGGACGGAGACATTAGTTACCACCTGTTATTTGATGCCAGCGTGACCAGTACGACCAGAACACAGCCAAACAGTGTGGTGGAAACTATGAGCAGCCGTTACCCGTATGTGATTTACGGCAGCGACCTGAACTATGAGCAGGGCAATTTTACGGCCACTGTGCTGAAATACAGTTTTGACACGGATGATTATGACGGGGATGGCGGTGCCCGGTACCGCAAGCAGTTTGTGGACTGGTGTACCAACAAGAAGCCGAAGATCTTGAAGCTGTTTGACGGACGCAGCTGGATGGCAAACATTATTAACCAGCCGAGTATCAGCTACAGTGATCATTATGACAAGGTTGCCGTGGCGTTTGATTTTGTGGAGATTGGCAGCTTGGAGAGCAGTACCGATTTGTACCGCAACGGGTTTATTGCAGAAGATATTGAAGGGAGTTGATGCGCGATGTATGTGCCAAGCACAGAAGACATACGAACCTTATACTCCCATAACATTGAGCTGTACACCCGCATTGACCTGCTGAACGACCGGATGAAGACGATTGACAGTTTGCAGGGCATTACGACCGAGGGAAGAATTTCCGTAGATGCAGATGCGGACATCCGGCGAACGTACACTTCGACCATTGTGCTGGACGAAAAACATGCGATCAGCCAGTACAGCGAGAGCGAGTGGATGAACAAGTACGTTTGGATTTACATTGGTGTGAAGACCCCGATGCTGGACGATATTATCTGGTACAGTCAGGGGGTATATGTATTCAGCCAGAACGGATACAACTATGACACGCAGACCCGGAGCCTGACCATTAACTGTATGGACTTGACGGCAATGCTGAATGACACGTTGGCCGGACAGCTGACAGGTATTAAAACCGTGTTTAAGGCCGGGGGCGGAATCCGCAGGGCGATGGTGGAGCTATTACAGGAAGTGGGGATCAACAAAGTATTTGTGGAATATTGGAACCGAACGATCCCTTATGACCAGGAGTTTGATGCGGCGACCAGTGTGTGGACAATTTTGACACAGTTACGGGATTTGTATTACCCGTTTGAAATATTTTTTGAGGATGATGTGTTCAAATGCCAGCAGATCCCAAGCTGTGAGGATGACCCGCTGGTGCTGAATGCTGATGTGTTCAATGATTTGATCATCAGCGAAGACGCAACGGTGGATTACAGCGAGGTGCGAAACTGCGTAGAAGTGTTTGGCGCTGCGGCAAGCCCGGATGTGAGCTGTACAGACCTGGTGGTGGACACGACAAAGAAAACCATAACATTAAACGTGGTTGGGTTGGCATTGAGCGGTAAGAAACTGATTTTGTTTACGCCGCCGGACAATGTGGCCGACCTGTACGATGCCGACAAAGGGTACCAGATGAAGATCAGCGCCAAAGCAACAGAGAGCAGCAATGCGGTTGTGACCGATGTTTTGAGCCTATATACCATCAGCACAGATGAAGCCGGCAACAACAAAAAGGCCAAGCAGGACTGCATGAGACCAAAAGTACAATATGTGGTGCGCTACGATGCCGATTATTCCCCGAATGAGAATGGCGGCAAAGGGCGCTTTTATTTTTATGGGCAGGTACAGCCGCACGCCATGGTGATGCTGAAAGATACAAAACCGAACGAGGAAGAGCTGGACAAGCTGAAAGAAACCGAGAACTGCCAGAATTTGGAGGTTGTGAGTACCGCCAACCCGGATATTGAAGGGTATGAGGAAGACGACCAGTTTTTGAACAGCCCGTTCAGCATTGAACGAATTGGACGGCGCAATGTGGTTTTGAGCGGCGGTGAGTACGACAATTACACCACAGATGACGGCATTTTGGATGTGGCTGAATACGAGTTGTGGAAGCGGGCGCGATTGACCGACAGCATTACGGTAAAGATGCTGTTGGTACCGTGGCTGGATGTGAACACCAAGGTTGAATACTGCCCGCGTTACATGGGCGGCAAGACAGCCGTGCAATTTATTATTAAAAAGATTGATAAGAGCTTGGGGCAGGGAACGATGGATGTGACGCTGATGAGGTTTTACCCGTATTACCCGTACCCTGTAAAAGATGAGACAGGAGAGTGATAAGCAATGGCAGATACCTATACAAAGTTCCCGGAAGGTATTGATACGTTTGAAGACAATGCCGACCTGGACAGCGGCCATGCCGCAGCGGCAGCCCAGTACACCAAGTACCTGGCAGACGGCAAGTATACCGAGGCCAGCAATTACCTGAACCAGAACAGCGGCCTGCGCAAATACATTATTAAGGCGGCGGACATTAACCATGTGAAACATGCGATTACTGCACTGGAACAGCATTATGCCGGAGCGGTGAATTACATCATTGATGGCAAGTTTGACCCCGACATGATGATCCATGAATACAGCTACAGTTACAGCGGCGGGACCCATACCCTGACATGCAAGAGCGGCAGCAGTTACAGCAACGCAGCCAACGGCAAAGCATATTTTACCACGGCGTTCAGTGACGGGCACAGACTGGTGATCAATGGCAAAGACATGACCAGCAACGCCTACTGCGGCACAGAGAAACTGGGTGACGGTGCGATTGGTGCTGGGCAGTGGGTGATTTTTCAGTACGATACGAGGAGAAACATTGTAAATTTTACTAACGGCAGCGGCATTGGGGCTTCCAAGCTGGCTGCCACAACTGCTTTGCCGGACCAGGTGCTGGCAGGACAGACATTTTACAGCAAGAACAAAACCCTGAAAACCGGCACCATGCAGAATTACGGCAATGTAACGGCAGAGTTGGCCAACGGCGAAAGCTACCAGATCAAGGCCGGCTATTATAGCGGCGGTGCAATCAGCGCAAGTGGGCTGGGCAGCAATACGCCGGGCACTGCGGATGAAAAATCTATCCTGGAAGGAAAAACTGCCTGGGTAGATGGCAAGTTGGTGAAAGGATCTATCAAGACTTATTCTGCCACGACCCAGCTGCAAGGCGGCGAGCGCGAGAGCACCAAGATGACCGTGCAGAAAAAAGACGGTGTGACCCGGCTGTGTGTAGCCACAGATAACCAGAAAACCAACGATATTTACAGTGGCTGCTATTACGATAACGTGATGTGGCTGTGGGGAACCGCAAGCACGGCGGCCAAAGCCTTGTTGGAGGATGATACCACCAATGCGGCAACCGCCAATGATGTGGCCAGCGACAAGAAGTTTATTGATAAGAATGGCAACTGCACGCAGGGTACCCTGACCAGGCGCAGCTATGGCTTTGCCCATGACATGGGTTTTGGAACCGACAGCGAGTATTTTGCGTTGCGTAATATTGACGAGGGTGCATACAAAAGTGACGGTAATTTTTGGGCACCGGAAGTGCGCGTGAACCTGGCCGATTTCCGCAAAGGGATTGGCTGCACAGAAGATAAGATTGTGAACGGCGAAAGCATTGCCGACCTGACTGGTAAAGCCGGAGGCCGAATTGCAACGATTGATAAGGATACAACCAATGGCGACCATTACAGCAACGTGGTGACGACTGGCGGTTGCCAGCACGCATGGGTTGTGGTCAGTGTGAGTAAGACCGGAACAGAAAACAGACTTAACCGAGTGTGGGTGCAGGCCAGCAACGACGGCAGCAACTGGACGGACGTGTGGGACAGCGGAAGCGGACTGCAGGCTGTATACAAGCAGCAGGCTTTGAACACATCCACAGTGTACACCCACTGGCGCGTGAAGCTGAACAGCGATGGCGATAAGTGCCACGCCCATATTGTATTGTTTGTTTGAAAAAATAGAAAGGGGAGGAGGAAAACATGGCATTAAGTTTTGAAGAGTCGAAACGGATGGCGGCTGAGATGGCGGCCAAAGCAGAGCCTGTGGCATTGCAGGCTGAGGCTGCCCCCATGGCCGCGGTGGTTGATATGCCACAGGCGCAGGCCAATGATGACGGCGGCTACACCCGCAGTGAAAAATACCTGTGGTACAGCCAATATAACGACGATGCGTTTTCGAGCATTGACGAGATGAAAAATGTTGTGATGGACGAGAGCCAGATCAACATTACCCAGGAAACCAACAGCCAGGTGATCCCGTTTAAGATGCCGCGGCGATATGACGGCATTGATTTGATGCAGATGATGCTGCAGGTACATTACCTGAATGTGGACGGACAGGAAGCATATGCCACGCCGATCAATGTTACCTACAACGAGGATACGATCCGGTTCTATTGGCTGGTTACAAATAATGTGACAAGCAAAAAGGGGACAGTGCGCTTTGAGATCACTGCAACCGGTGTGAATGAACGCAGCGAGACCTATATGTGGCGCACACGACCGGACGGCGAGCTGAATATCTTGGAGGCTTTGAGTGGCACCAAGATGGTGGAACCGGACAAAGACTGGTACACAAGCTTTGTTGCCCTGATGGACGAGAAGGTTGGCCAGGCTTCCAGCTATGCCAGTGCCGCACAGGCCAGCGCCCAGGATGCAGCCAACGCTGCGGCGGGTGTAGATAATAAGATCCAGAATGCGGCAGCAGGAATTAAACAGGAGCTGCAGAATGACCTTGACACCAACTACACCAAGAAAACTGAGCTGACCACGGAGCTTGCAAAGTATTATAACAAGGAAGAAGTGGACGGCTTTGTTACACTGTTGGAAGGCAAGATTTCCGGGATCGACGGATTGGCGGCTTTTAACTGTGCGTATGATGCGGGCACCCGTGCTTTAACATTTTATAACGGCGATGCAGTGATTAAAACTGTAACCTTGAGCACCGACCCCAGCGCAGAGTGGACGACCGCATATGGCAAGACGGTGGATGCTAAGATCAGCGCAGCGGTAAACCCGGTAAGCACAGCACTGGATGAATATAAGACCAGCAACAACGAGGCTGTGAAAGCTTTGCAGGATAGTGTGGGCGACCTGCCGAACACCTTGCAGAGTGATTATTATAATAAGGAAGCAACCAACAAACTGTTGGCTGATAAGGCGGACAAAACTGCCCTGGATGGATTTACCAATGATTTGACTGTGACCAAAAATACCGTGACAGCTTTGCAGGGCAGTGTGGATACGGCCAACAGCGATATTGCAGAGATCCAGGAAAAGATCAAAGATATTAAGCCCAGCAACGGCCATGAGTACGACATTACTTACACCAGTGATGACGGTCATTTGAGCCTGTTGGAAGATGGCACAACCAAGACTGTTGTTACCATTAAAGGTGGTGGCGGTGGTGGCGGTGAGACAACCAGCACCATTACCATTGAACGAATTGGTGACAGCAGCCTGACTGTAGTTCAGGGTGACAGTGCATTGATCAGCTTTAAGTTTACGAGTGTGGACAACGCTGGCGATGACACCGGCAATGCGACTGGCAACTGGTATGTGGGCAACACCAAGGTGGCAACCACGACCATCATCCAGGGCAAGAACACCTTTGATGTGACGCAATACTTGCACAGCGGTGACAATACCGTGCGGCTGCAGGTTACGGACAGCATGGGCAGTGTGGGCAGCAAGAACTGGTCGGTTAATGTTGTTGAGTTTTATTTGGAGAGCATTTTTGATGACTCTCTTTTTTATTCCGGCGAAGTAACTTACCGGTTTACTCCGTATGGCAATATTGCCAAAAACATCAGCTTTAAGTTGGATGGCAAGGCGATTGGCGGAACAAGCACTGCAGTGACAGGCCGCCAGATGACTTACAATTTGCCCACCCAGAAGCACGGCAGCCACCTGCTGGAAGTGAGCATGACGGCGGAGATCAATGGCAAACAGGTAACAAGCAACACCCTGCGCCACGATATTATGTGGGTGGAAGAGGGTAATAATACCCCGATTATTAGTTGCGCCGTGTTGGATTACAGTGCCAAGCAGTATAGCAATGTTGCGATCAGCTATACCGTGTATGACCCGGCCAGCAGCAACACCAATGTGACCCTGGCTGTGGACGGCATTGTTGCCAGCAAGCTGACGGTAGGACGCACCAAACAGACCTGGACGTTCAAGAGCAGCGAGATTGGCAGCCATGTGCTGACCATTACCTGCGGCGAGACGGTAAAAACCATCAATGTAAAAATTACCGAGCTGGGTATTAACATTGAGCCGGTGAAAACCAACCTGATGTTTGACTTTAACCCGGCTGGCCGAACCAATGCGGACGAAAACCGCCTGTGGACCGATGGCAATACCGCGATGACGGTAAGCGACAACTTTGACTGGAGCAATGGCGGCTACCAGATTGATGAGGATGGCGATACTTACTTTTGCGTGAAAGCCGGAACTACCGCCACGCTGGATTATAAGCTGTTTGCGGACGATGCCAAAAAGAAGGGTAAGAACTTTAAGCTGGTGTTTAAGACCACCAATGTGCGAGACTACGATGCTACGGCACTAACCTGCGCAAATGGCAACGTTGGTTTGACGGTACAGGCACAGAAAATTACCCTGACCAGCCAGCAGAACCGCATTGAGCTGCCGATTTGCGAAGATGACTTTTTGGAGTTTGAGTTCAATATTTTGCCGGACAGCAAGTATAAAGAGATGGTGCTATGGTGCGACGGTATCCCCTGCAAGGTGGAACTGTACGATGCAAGCGACAACTTTACACAAGCAAGTCCGGTTGGCATTACGATTGGCTCTGCGGACTGTGACGTGCAGGTATACCGCATGAAAACCTACGGCATGGAGCTGTCGGACGATGAAATCCTGGACAACTTTATTGCGGATGCCAAGAACGCCGAGCTGATGATTGAACGCTATAACCGCAACGATATTACCAACGTGAGCGGCGAACTGGATGCTGACCTTTTGGCCGAGAAGTGCCCGGACCTGCGCATTATCAAGATCAGTGCTCCGACCTTTACGACCGGCAAAAAGAATGAGGTTTTTAATACCACCATCCAGCAGATTTACAAGAACGGACGCGCTGTGGAGGATAACTGGACCGCGACAGGCAGCCATAAAGGCCAGGGCACCAGCTCCAATGCGTATGGCGAGAGCGGCCGAAACATTGATATTAACTGTTCCGGCGGATTTACGTTTGGCGACGACAGCGCCGGAAGCACCTATACCTTGACAGAGAACAGTATCCCGGAGAAATATTTTAATATCAAGGTAAATATTGCAAGCTCTGAAAACGCAAATAACGCCTGCATTGCAGATGATTACAACACGTTTAACCCGTATATCCGCAAGGCGAAGAAAGAGAACCCGAAGGTGCGCGACACGATGGCGTTTTACCCGTGCGTGGTGTTTATCCAGGAGACGGACGTGGAGAACGCGACAGTGTTTAAGGACGGCCAGTGGCATTTTTACGCCTGTGGTGATATTGGCAACAGCAAGAAGAACAATGACACCCAGGGCATGGACCCCGAAAACCACAAGGAAGTTATTGTTGAGATTGATAACAACACCGATGCTCAGACTCGCTTTTTGAGTGATGATTTGAGCCAGGAAACTTGGGACGGCGACCACAGCTTTGAGTTCCGCTATATTAGCAAAAAGTGTACCGAGGAAGAAACACAGGCGGCAAAGAATGCCTGGCAGAGCTTGCTGACCTGGGTAGTAAATGCAGATGACGAAGAGTTTAAGGCCCACTTTGAGGACCACTTTATCAAGGACAGTGTGCTGTTCTATTATCTGTTCACTGAGCGCCACACAATGGTGGATAACCGCGCCAAGAATGTGTTCCCCCACACAGAAGATCTGATCCATTGGGATTTTTGCATGGATTATGATAACGATACCTGCCAGGGCAACGACAACGAGGGCGGATTGACACTGACTTACGGCTATGAGGACACCGATACCATTGGCACCAAGAGCGTGTTTAACGCGGCAGACAGCAAGCTGTGGTGCAAGGTACGAGATCTTTTTGCGGACGACTTGCAGAAGATGTACCTGAACCGTGAGAGCGCTTTGGCCTGGAGTGCAAACCGTATTTTGCGCAAGATTGAGGCGTACCAGGATGTGAAGCCCGAAAAGCTTTGGATCATGGACATGCGGCGCAAATATTTCCGCACCTATGAAGACAATGGAACAACCAATTACCTGCCGATGATGCACGGCAACAAGCGCCACCAGCGCCGCCAGTACCAGAAGTACCAGGAAAAGTATATTGCGAGCAAGTACAGCGGTACGACCTGCACGGCTGATGATATGACGATCCGTGGCTATACCCCGACCAACTGGACAGGTGTGCAGCCGGACGGTACGTTCCATATTCGCCCGTATGCAGATACCTATGTAAGTGTTTTGTATGGCTCCAACCCGGTAAAAATGCGTGGTAAGCGCGGCCAGACCTACACGATTGAGTGCCCGATTGCAGCCATGAACGATACCGAGGTTTATGTTTACAATGCCAGCCTGATACAGAGCATTGGCGACATTAGTGGGTTTTACCCTGGGTATGTTGATTTTAGCCATGGTGCGAAATTGACCGACTTGAAGGTTGGCAACGGTACCGAAGGCTACCGCAACACAAATATGACCGACTTTGCGGTTGGCAACAATACGCTGCTGGAACACCTGAATTTGCAGAATGTGCCAAACCTGAAGAAATCCATCAGCTTGGCGGGATGTGTAAACCTGATCGATTTTTATGCCGGCGGCAGCGGTATTACCGGTGTGGCGTTTGCCAAGGGTGGCAAGATTGAAAAGGCTGAACTGCCTGCGATTGCAAGCCTGACGGCACAGAGCCTGAATCACCTAACCGATTTGAAGATTGACGGCTATGAGAACCTGACCACATTGGTTGTGGAAAGCTGCCCGACCATTGACCTGAAAGCTATGTTGGAAAAATGCACAGGTTTGAACCGCGTGCGCCTGACTGGCCTTGATTGGGAATGCGAGGATACAGCGCTGCTTGACCGGCTGTACACGATGACCGGCCTGGATGAGAACGGCTATAACACCGAGCACTCTGTACTGGAGGGCAAGGTACATGTGCCCATTATGCGTGAAAAGAAACTGGCAGAGTTTAATGCACAGTGGCCGGATTTGAAGATCAGCTACAACACGCTGGTGGAACAGTTTACCTGGACCTTTGTGAATGATGATGACGAGCGCACAGTTTTGGATGTGCAGTACATTGACAAGGGTGGTAAGGCTGTTGACCCTGTGACCCGTGCGGAGAAGCCGATCCCGAAGCCTACCAAGAAGAGCACGGTGAGCACTGACTTTACCTATGCTGGATGGGACACAGAGTTTGTTACAGTATTTACCAACCAGACCGTAACGGCCAAATATACCGAGAGTGTGCGGAAGTATACTGTGCGCTACCTGAACAATGGTACGGAGAAGCAGAAAACAGTTGCCCCCTATGGCAGCATGGTGTTGTATGAAGGCGATACCCCGACCTACACGGCGGAGGAAGGTGCCTATAAGTTCTACCTGTTTGACCATTGGGACAAGGGCGGATATGTGAACGGAGACAAGGACATCAATGCGGTATATGACAGCTGCGAATATACCTCTGGTTATTTTGACGGCAAAGAGATTGGCAGTTTGCGCCCGGTTGAGATTTACGCAATGAAAAAGGTTGGTATGGAGAATAAGGTGGTTAGCCCCAAGGACGCTGTGACCATTACGATGGGCAACGACTTTAGCTACTCTGACATTGAAGAGAAGGTTTTGATCAATGAGAAAAAGACCTTTGATGGCACCAACTATGTGGATACCGGTGTGCAGCTGTTGAAGGAAGACCGGGACTGGGTGCTGGCGGTAGATTACCGGATGACCACAACCGATACGGCCAATGCTGTGCTGATGCAGTGTTTTGAAACCAACGGCATGAACGGCATCCGCATTTGGAACAATAATGGAGCCAAGATCAGTTGGGGCACCGAAAGCGCAACAGCTGCCACAGTTGGAACCCGTGACATGGTGGTAATGCGCCACAAGAAGGGCGAAAACAACTTGCATGTGTATACGGCTAATATTTACGGTGACGACATTGTTTACACCGAGATTAACCGTGGACGAATTACACAGACTAATGCAACGCTGGTGTTTGGTTGCGCCAAGGCAGATGACGGAGAATATGAACGGTTTGCCAAGGGTGATGTGTACTGGGCGAAAGTTTGGTATGCAGACCTGGGCGACAATGCCTGCCGGAAGCTGGCTGCATGGCCGCATGAAACCCGCGAATATGAGATGTGCGGATTTAAGCAGTTTTATTTAAGCGATAACACAAACAAGCGCTGCGCAATGACGTTTTTGGCGAAAAATACGCTGGCACGCAAGATGCCGATTACCAGCAGCTATTACAACAATGGCGGTTGGCCCGCAGCAACGCTGCGCACCTACCTGGACAAGCGGCTGCCGAATGCCTTGCCGATTGGATGGCAGCAGTTGATCCAAAAGGTAAAAGTGACATCCAGTGCGGGCGGAACATCCAAGGAAATTGTGACGGCGGATTGTTACTTCTTTATACCGGCTGCATATGAGCTGAACCCCAGCATGAACAGTGAGCCGTATATTTATGAAGGTACAACGATCAGTTACATGACAGATAATCAGAGCCGAATCTGCTATGACGATGATGGTGCGGCCACCACTTATTGGACACGCAGCCCGAATGTTCAGTATGCAGATTACTTTTTGCAGGTTGCGGCAGATGGCCAGATTTACAGCTATGTTACCCCGAATGAGCAGCATGGCGTGCGCGTAATGTTCAGCGTATAAAGGAGGTTGAGGGACGAAATGTATTACAAGGTGATATATAACGGCCAGGTGATTGATACCCTTGACCACCTGAGTTTTGTGAAATACCAGGTGAAACACGGGATTATGGTGAACTGCACAGCAGATGATGCCGAAGGAATTGTGAGCAGTGATGGGCGCTACATCTGGCATGTGGACGGATACTATAACATTCCGGCAGCAGGATACGACACCGTGCAGCTGGAGGAGATCAGTGTTTACGAATATGACAAGCTGAAAGCCTTGGGGGCCAAAACCCCTGAGGCTATTATTGATGCTTATACCCTGAGCCTGATTGAAGGAGGTGTGCTATGAGTGACTTTGTGGAGAGTTTGCGGCGGTTATATTTGGACCGCCGATTAAAAGAAGCGACCCTAAATGCGCTGTGGCACAAGGGTAAAATCAGCCGCAATGAGTTTGACTACATTGTGGGCGGAAAGGAGACGAGCAATGTACACGATCCTGATTAACGAGGACAATACCCTGACCGCCAGTGTGGTGGAGCGCGTGATGCAGCAGAGCAAGCTGGTAGACACCTTGCATTTTTTGGCTGACCCGGAATATAAGGGCAAAGACATGCGCGACTATGTAGTGATGCTGGAATACCGGTTGCCGGTGAGCAAGAAATACCGCACCGAGTTTTTGACGCTGAGTGACGAGCTGTATAAAAACAAACTGGAATATAAGCTGCCCTTTGACACAGCGCTGACCAGTGAGGCCGGTGTGATTGAGTTCCAGCTGACATTTGGCAACATTGAGATGGATGCTGAAGGCAGGACCACCCAGTACATCCGCAAGGTTGGACCGGGCGAAATTAAAATTGTTGATGTTTACGACTGGGCGGCCACGATCCCGGACGAAGCACTGAATGCTTTGGACCAGCGGATTATTGCGATGCAGGCCATGCTGAAGGCCATGATTGATAAGAGCAACGCCATGATGAACAGCAAGGCTGACAACCTGAGCTACAAGAATGACATGCTGCAGCTGACCGCCAACGGAAGCCCGATTGGCAATGCGGTAGAGATCAAGAGCAGCGGCGGTTCCGGCGGCGGTGATAGTACAACTGATGGAAATATGCGGGTGGTTGAGTTTTAAGGCTTGGCCGCCTGCGTTTTTTTCTATATAGCGACAAATGGAGAAAGGAGTTGGGAGAATGGCAACCACAAGCAAGTTGGGCTATGGTAACGCGGAAAACCTGGATACAGCAATTACGAATGGAATTATTGACGAGAAGGACCTGGTTATTACCAAGGATACATCGGAGTTTTATTACATCCGTGACGATAAGAGCAAACAGGCGATTCGCCCCCGTACCCGTGTTTTTGACAGCAACGGGCAAGCCAATGAGCAACTGAACAACAGCAGCGACACTTATGCCGGACAGACCGTAATGATTAAAAACACCGAGGGCAAGTATGAGCCGTGGATTGTACAGCTGTTGGATACTGGGAAGTTTGCTGTTGAACCGTTCAGCACTGCAAGCACTGGATTTGTTTGGCAGGAATTTTAACCGACAAAAACGACATGAAATTTAAGGAGAGATAATTATGGCAGAAGTAAAATTTAATTATGGCACCAAAGCTAACTTTGAAGCCCTGGAGGCAAAGGACAACGACACCCTGTATTTTTTGGCTGACACTTTGCAGCTTTTTAAGGGTGCAGTTGAATACACCAAGAGCTGCAAGCTGGTGAGCACCCTGCCTGGTTCCGGCCAGGTGCAGGGCGTTGTTTATGTGCGCACCAGCGACTTTACCCTGCATGTGTTCAATGGCACCAGCTATATTCAGCTGAACAAGGCCACCGTAACTGAGATCCCGGCTGCTGACGCCAGCGATGACAATGTGCCGACCACCAAGGCTGTTGCCGACTACGTTGATGCCAAGATTGAGGGCGTTATTGGCAGCAAGGGTGTGTTTGTTACCGATGTTACTTACAATGATGGCGTGCTGAGTGTTGCCAAGGGCGGCGACCCCGTTACTACCACCCTGACTGGCGTTGTGCATGCACCGACTTATGACGCAAGCACCCGCACCATCAAGCTGCCGGTATTTGGCGGCGACGAACTGACCATTGCGCTTGGCAAGGATCTGGTTGTGACCAGCGGTACTTATAATGCCAAGGACAAAAACATTGAGCTGACCATTACCAGCGGCGATGTGATCAAGATCCCGGTTGGCAGCCTGATTGATATTTACACCGGTCTGGCAACTTCCACCGCTGAGGTTACTGTTTCTACTGACAATAAGATCAGCGTAAAGGTGAAAGTGAGCGCCAAGGCTGACAACTCCATTACCCTGGAGGAAGACGGCCTGTATGTTGCTGTGCCTGATGCTTATACCAAGGCCGAAGCTGACAAAAAGATCAAGGCTGTGCAGACCGCCCTGGATACGCACGCTGCGAATGCCGACATCCATGTGACCAAGGAACAGAAGGCCACCTGGGATGCCAAGGTGAGCACTGAACAGCTGGCTGCCGCCAAGAGCGAGGCCATTGGTGCTGCCGCTACTGACGCAACCGCCAAGGCTAATGCTGCCCGTGATGCCGCCAAGACGTATGCTGACGGCCTGAACACTGCCATGGATACCCGCGTGAAGGTTGTTGAGGGCGCTATTACCTGGAAGACCATTGGCTGAGACGGCCAAGCGGTTAGTTATTTCAAGTTGACATAAAAATAGCCTTCGCTGCAGGGCCAGTGTTTTGCGAGTAGGAGAACATGCACTGTGCAGCGAAGGTTTTATATTGTATTGACAAACAACGATGTTGAATATATAATAATAGTAGAACTAAGGCACCGACATAGACGGTCGCGCCTCAGTTTATAGTTTATGTATGACAGTTAGACCATCATAGCAAAAACCGTTCTGTGGTCTGGACAGGGCGGTTTTACTTTTTATTACCACGAAAAAACGTGATAACTGCTACGACAGTTTGTACCCCGGTGAACACAACGCCAATAATGACGATGGTATCAACAAAGGATAGACCCGGCATAAGCATCACCCCCTGGTAAAATAAATTTACCGGAAGGCAAAGTAGGGGCGCTCCACAATGCCTTGCGGCAGATGGGAGGCTTGACCGCCTATTACGTCTATGAGGAAGATATGGCAAAAAGGAATAAACGTTGGTGCCTTAGTTCTGCTATTATTATACTGTCAATGCAAAATTTGTCAAATTAAATACTGAATCGAAACCGCTTATCTGTACGCAGGTAGGCGGTTTTTTTATTGTTACAAAAAGGAGTTTTACGATGTCAAAACTTTCTTTATGCGAGATCCAACAGTCGCAGCTGGATAAAACTCCTATTGTGGATGGACAGCTGGTATGCTGCTTGGATACGGGAAACACTTACCGGGACACAGCCGGTGGGCGAGTTCGGATTGGAAGCGATCTGGAACGAGTAAGTGAGCTGCCATTGGCCCCGCTGGCCGGGAAGATTTATTACCTGCCGCCCGGAGATTTATATATTTATAACTCTGGTTGGGTAATGCTGAATGATACTGATTTTACAATTGGGGCCAGTAAGGCTGATGCCACAGAAGCCAATTTGGAGCTGAAACATGGTGATGTGGCAAAGGGTACAGTAAAGGTGCGCGGCACCGGCATTACGAGCGTGACGGCGGATGCAGATGGGAGACTGATTATCAACACCCCAAGCCCGGAAGCTGTGATTGACGAGATTACCAACAGCCAAATTGATAATTTATTCAAAGACGAATAGGAGGGGATAATATGAAATTTTTGAGTTATGACGGTCTGCTTTATTTTTGTCAGAAGATTAAAGCTTTGCTGGCGGGCAAGGTAGACAAGATTGACGGCAAGGGACTTTCGACCAACGACTATACCACGGCAGAAAAGACCAAGCTGGCCGGGCTGATGAATTACATCCACCCGACAACCAGCGGGAATAAGCATATCCCTGCAGGCGGCAGTGCCAACCAGATTTTGGGTTGGAGCGCAGACGGCACCGCTAAATGGGTAAACGAAAAGGATACCACCTACAGTGTGATGAGCGGCGCAACGGTTGATGCAGATGGCAAGAGCGGACTGGTGCCCAGCCCGACGAAGGGTGCGCAGCGCTGGCTGGATTCGACCGGTGCTTGGACGACCCCTCCGAACACCACCTATGGAGCTGCAAGCACCACGAGCGCCGGCCTGATGAGTGCCGCTGATAAGAAGAAGCTGGACGGTGTTGCGGACGGTGCAAACAAATATGTACATCCAGCTACAAGCGGCAACAAGCACATCCCGGTAGGTGGTTCTGACGGCATGATCCTGGGCTGGAGTGCCGATGGTACGGCCAAGTGGGTTGCTGACAAAGACACCACCTATACCAACTTTAAGGGTGCGACCGCTGATACGGCTGGTAGTTCCGGCCTGGTGAGCGCACCTGCCAAAGGGCAGCAGGGATTGTATCTGCGCGGTGATGGCACCTGGGCAACCCCGACCAATACCACTTACAACGATGCAACCCAGAGCGCACACGGTTTGATGACCGCCGCTGACAAAACAAAACTGGACGGCATTGCTGCCGGTGCCAACAAGTATGTACACCCCAGCTATACCGCACATGACAGTGGCCTGTACAAAATTACTGTGGATGCGACCGGACATGTAAGCGCTGTGACTGCGGTTGCCAAGGGCGATATTACGGCATTGGGTATCCCCAGCACCAACACCACCTACAATGATGCCACCCAGGGCGCCCATGGCCTGATGAGCACTGCCGACAAGAAGAAACTGGATGCTTTTGGCGCGGCAAGCACCTATGCCCTGAAGAGCGACATTACCGCTATGTACCGTTACAAAGGCAGTGTGGCAAGCTATGACAAGCTGCCGACCAGCGGCCAGACCATTGGTGATGTATACGACGTTGGCAATGGCATGAACTATGCCTGGAATGGCGAGAAGTGGGATGGACTGGGCCAGGTGTTTACCATTGATGCGATCCAGAACACTGAAATTGATACCATTTTGGCATCTTAAAAACTAAACCAAGAGGAGGTGTGGTAAAGTGGGATATTTGAGTAACGCGGGGTTGAGCTACTTTTTTGGCAAGCTGAAAACCATTTTTGCGCCCATTAGCCACGGGCACGGGGGAGCTACACAGAGCGCGGCTGGCTTTATGAGCGCAGCCGATAAGAAAAAATTGGATGGGATTGCCGAGGGGGCGAACAAATACAGCCTGCCCACGGCGACCAGCAATGTGTTGGGCGGCGTGAAAACCGGAGCGAACATTACAAACAACAGCGGCGTGCTTAGTGTGACGGCGGCCAATGTAACGAATGCACTGGGATACACCCCACCCAAACAGGACACAAACACATGGCGTGGGGTACAAAATAATCTGACCAGTGATGCTACAGATCAGAGCCTGAGTGCCGTACAGGGTAAAGTATTAAAAGGTCTTGTTGACGGGAAGGCGCCGGCCAACCATACACACAGCCAGTATTATGATTCGACGATTAGCCGGACAAAGGGAACTGTTTTGGCAGCACCGGCCAGTGCAAACGGCGTGGCAACGTTCCGCACGCTGACCAAGAGCGATGTTGGGCTGAGCAGTGTGGACAACACGGCGGACAGCGCGAAGAGCGTGAAAGCCGCTACAAAGTTGCAGACATATAAGCAGGGAAGCACGACAGAAACTTATGGAGATAGTTATCCGCTCTATGCGCAGTGGTCTGGCAATGATGTCGTTCTGAAGTGTGATAATTATAATGTTTGTGCGGATCGGGCGTCTGTTTCTAACACCGCTAATGCAGTAGCATGGGGCAATGTTACAGGCAAGCCGAGCACCTTTACACCGAGCAGCCACACCCACAATTATGCTGGGTCCAGCAGTGCAGGAGGCGCGGCAACAAGCGCCAACAAGGTGAATGCAGCTTTGACGATTAACCTGAATGGGACAAGCCAGGGTGCATGGGATGGCAGCAGTGCAAAATCTATCAGCATTACGGCAGCCAGTGTGGGCGCAACAAGTGTGACAATTAGCAGGTGGTGATTTTTATATGGGAGTTTATTTAGGAAGTACACAGGTGGATATGCAGGGCGGTTTTGTGACAGGTGGTGCCAGTGGGGCGAGTTTGCAGAGCAAGACAGTTAGCCCCAGTGAGAGCGCACAGACGATCAAGGCCGACTATGGCTATGACGGTTTGAGCCAGGTTACAGTAAATGCAGTATCGAGAACTTATGTAGGAAGTGGCGTGACGAAAAAGAGCGCTGCAACTTATACGCCAGGAACGAGTGACCAGAGCATTGCATCCGGCCAGTATTTGAATGGAACCCAGACGATTAAGGGTGACAGCAATTTGACCGCCGGTAACATTAGAAACGGTGTGAAGATTTTTAATGTGACAGGCAGTTATGCTGGGAGCAGCAGTTCTGGCGGTACGAATACCAGTGATGCTACGGCGACAGCGAGCGATATTGCCAAAGGCAAGACGGCATATGTACAGGGAGCCAAAGTCACTGGTACAGTTGATACCTACACCGATGGAGAAACGTGCTATTGGGCGTGCTTTGAGGTGACGTCCGACAACACAAGTTACATCTATTACTACTTAGACCCTGGCAAAAATGGCATGCTCATTAAAAACGGAGCCCGTGTAAGAGCTCAGGCTATGCTCTCTAATTTTGGCGACGCTACCGCTGCGGACGTGACTTCCGGCAAAACATTTACCAGCAAAGCCGGGCTGAAGCTCACCGGTACCAACACCAACGATGCTGATACCGGCGACGCTACGGCAACGGCAGCGGATATTGCTAAAGGCAAAACTGCCTATGTGCAGGGGGCCAAAGTTACCGGTACTGCGGAGCCTGCCGAAAGCAATAACAACGTTGAGGCATACGCCGTCACGACCATCAACCCCAGCGTGAGTTTTAAGCGCACTGACGGGGCAATCAAGATCTGGGGCTACGGCACCATGACCAGTTCCGGCGGCTGGGGCCAGCAGACTACGAGCCTGGTCGCGTTTGAGGGCGACAAGTACCACAAGGGCGCTATATATGGCAGCCCAAGCAGTACCAGTTTGAGCCTAAGCATCAGCAACGGAAAACTGACTGGCCTGCCGAGTGG